AGCACGCACAATAGGCGGAGTGTCATTCGATGGTAGTGCCAATATCGACCTGCCAGGTGTGAATAAAGCAGGTAATCAGAGCACTACCGGCAATGCTGCAACTGCAACAAAACTGCAAACAGCACGCACAATCAACGGTGTTAAGTTTGATGGTTCTGCGAACATTTCGATACCAACAATTGCGTCCAGAGGGCGTGTTACTGCGCTCACCGATACAACACAAGGTGCTTCTACTGGATTGCAGATGTATGAGGCGTACAACAATAGCTACCCGACCGCGTATGGCAACGTATTGCACATGAAAGGTGCGAGTGCTGCTGGTGAGGGCGAGTTGCTTATTGGCTGGAGTGGTACGAGCGGTGCACATGCGCCGGTTTTCATTCGCTCCCGAAGAGATCACACTGATGCGGCATGGTCAGCGTGGGCGCAGGTATATACATCAAGGGACTCCATTCCTGGTGTGAATGCCACTGGCAATCAGAATACAACTGGCAATGCAGCAACTGCTACAAAACTACAGACGGCAAGAACTATCGGCGGAGTTAGCTTTGATGGTACTGCGAATATTAATTTACCTGGTGTTAACGTTGCGGGTAATCAGAATACATCCGGTAACGCGGCTACAGCGACCAAGTTACAAACCGCTAGAACTATAAATGGGGTGTCGTTTGACGGTTCTAAAAACATTGAGCTAACTCCAAGGTCTATAGGCACGATCAACTCAACAACAATGTCTTTTAGCGGTGGTGCTGGATGGTTCAAGCTGGCAACTGTAACCATGCCACAGTCCAGTTCCGTAGTTTACATAAGCCTGATTGGTAGTTCTGGATATAATGTTAACTCCCCTATGCAGGCTGGTATATCTGAACTTGTTCTTCGAGCGGGAAATGGGAATCCAAAAGGTCTTACTGGTGCGTTATGGCGACGGACATCGGTTGGATTTACTAATTTTGCATGGGTGAATACATCCGGTGATACCTATGATGTTTATGTTGAAATAGGTAATTACGCCACGGGTGTAAATATCCAGTGGGATTATACCAGTAACGCCAGCGTAACGATTCATACATCACCATCTTATACAGCGAATAAACCAACAGGCCTGACAGATGGAACTGTATATGTAATTTACAGTTCGCACATTAAACCGACCGCCACGGATGTCGGCGCATTACCAATAACCGGAGGAAATCTCAACGGCGGTTTAACGGCTACTGGTGAGATCATTTCAAAATCGGCGAATGGTCTGCGCATTGCCTACGGAAACTACGGATTCTTTATCCGAAACGATGGTTTAAGCACATACTTCATGTTGACCAATTCGGGTAACAGCCTGGGAACCTATAATAATTTAAGGCCGCTTATCATTAACAATGCCAATGGTACTGTTACGATCGGTAATGGACTCAATGTTACTGGCGGCATCAATGGTAGTTTGAACGGTAATGCTGCAACTGCAACAAAACTGCAAACAGTACGCACAATAGGCGGGGTGTCATTTGATGGTAGTGCCAATATCGACCTGCCGGGCGTGAATAAAACAGGTAATCAGAGCACTACCGGCAATGCTGCAACTGCAACAAAACTGCAAACAGCACGCACAATAGGCGGAGTGTCATTCGATGGTAGTGCCAATATCGACCTGCCGGGCGTGAATAAAGCAGGTAATCAGAGCACTACCGGCAATGCCGCAACCGCAACGAAACTACAGACTGCACGCACTATCAACGGTGTTAAGTTTGATGGTTCTGCAAATATTACTTTAACTGCTGCTAACCTTGGCCTGAGCGATTCAAGCGGATATGTTGGGCGTTTGGTGAATACCCGGGTTTTCACTTCATCAGGTACGTATACCCCGACGCCAGGAACAAAACGAATCAGGGTCACAATTACGGGCGGCGGTGGCGGAGGTGGTGGCTGCCAGGCTACATCCAATAACGAAACGTTTTTCGGTGCAGGCGGTGGGGCCGGCGGGACAGTTATTGTCACGCTGACCCTGACGAAGGATAGTTATCCTGTCACTATCGGCGCAGGTGGGGGCGGCGGTGTTGGTGCGACGAACGGCCTCAAGGGCGGTGATAGCTCGTTCGGAACGGTAATAGCCCCTGGCGGTGAAGGCGGCGGGAAAGTAGGAGTCACAAACACGAACGGTGGTAATGGAGGCGCGCCGAATACTGGTGATGTCCGCATTATTGGTGGGCATGGAGGTGACGGTCAGTCCGGAAATATCAGCGTCAGTGGTGAAGGAGGATCATCGTTCTGGGGGGGCGGTGGTCGCGCAGGCGCTGGCGGTGGCGTTATCGGTCGGGCATATGGTTCGGGCGGCGGTGGTGCATACGATGCCGGTTATAGCGGAACCAGTATGACGGGCGGGAAAGGCGCTGCAGGGATTTGTATTATCGAGGAGTTTGCATAATGAATACGTCATATGCAGTTATTGAAAATGGGATGGTTGTGAATGTCATTGTCTGGGATGGCGAGGCTGAATTCACAGTGCCGGATAATCAGCAGCTCATTAATATTTCTGATATCAGTGAGCAGCCCGGAATCGGCTGGGTGTATTCAGACGAGGGATTTACTGCACCACCCACTCCGGAACGTTCTCATGATGAACTGGTAGCTGACGCTGAACAGAAAAAACAGTCGCTGATTGATACCGCAATGGCTTCCATTAGTCTTATTCAACTGAAATTACAGGCCGGGCGGAATCTTACGCAGGCTGAAACCACCCGTCTTAACGCTGTGCTGGATTATATCGATGCGGTGACCGCAACGGATACCAGCACTGCACCAGATGTCAATTGGCCAGCGTTCCCGGAGGCGTAGTCCATTTAATGAAATATCTGGATCGCTGGAAGCATCGACTGGTTCCAGTGCGTCCGGATAATCGAGCTACAAGTTATCAGATGATTACCGTTCATGCCTCAAGAGTGAGCGCATGCTGCACCCACGCAAATTTAACTTTCATACGACCAGAGTTTACCTATCAAAAGCCTTTTTCACTCTGGTCGTTCAGCCTTTTTTCCACTCGCCTTGTCCTCAAAAATTAGCTCACATCCTGCGCTTTCAAGAGCGTTTCGTTGTAAAGCAGTGTTTTGTTCATTTGTTGATACGCGTACATAGCCTATTAGCATATTTTCTGCTCACTATCGTTATTTATAGCAAGCTGCGGATTTTAATTAACAAAAACCAGTATGTGTGGAAATCACAAAGTACATACCGTTTCCCAATGATATTTAATTCACTATTAAGGAAATAGTTATGTGTGATTTCACAATAATGCTCCTCTCCATCCTTGGCGGGGTGCATTCGTTTCTGAATGGGGTTCGTGAAAAACGTTACGAAGCGTCATGCAGGCAATTGATGGCCGAGTGTATTGCTGCCGTACTTGCAGGCTTTATAGGCATGTATTTCGCGGAATATAAGGGTATGGATGAAAGTCTTCAGAATTGCGTGACTATTATTTGCAGCATCAATAACAGGCTCATTCTTGAAAAGTTACAAAGGATTATCGATTCGTACCTCAATAGAAATGCCTCTTAAGCAACAAATGACCGGTTGAGAAGTTACTTTGCATACCATTACCTCCTGACAACGTAGGAGGGAACTTGTGCTTGACACACAGGAATTAGCTCCAGTTGCTATTGCGCTCCTGCTTTCAGTAATTGGTGGGATAGGCACGTTCCTGATGGATGTCCGAGACGGTCGCCAGTCTGGCAATTTGTTGGGATTGGTTACGGAGATCTTTGTTGCAGTGACAGCTGGCGCGGTGGCGTACCTATTGGGGCAACACGAGGGCTGGGAGTTATCAATTACGTACTTAATGGTAACGATAGCCAGCAATAACGGTCATGAGGTGATTTCAGGGATGAAACGAGTGAATATCGATAGCATTCTGAATGTTCTTACAAGTTTGGTGAAAAAGGGAGGCGGGAAATGATTGGCTGGGGTGTATGCGTTCTTGCGTTAGCCTTAGCCGATCGCTATTTGCTAAAACGCAAGGACATCACGCATTTAGAACTTGGTGATGTGGAAATTAAACCGGGTTTCATCCGGGTGCCGTTCAAGTACCGGTCTAAATTCCCGTTTTTGCGCGGCGCAACGGTCAGATATTGGATCCGCGATGTTCAGAAGCCGACGACAGTGATTGAAGGTGAACAACGTTGTCTGACGTCGGCTGAACAGGGCGAAAACAGTGAATGGTTGTACATACCCACTGAATATATGGGTAAAGGAGAGCGACTGTGGCATTTCAACATCATGGTTACGCATGGCGACTCGTTCATTAACCCGTTGTATCGGATTTTCCCTGTTACTCAGCAAATCCGCAGAAGTTACGTAATAAATCTCGCACAGGATGTGTCAGATGACGAAAAATAAGTATGCAACGGTCGATTTTGACCAGGTTAATGAAAAGGGGCTGAAATCCCTTATCGCGGCGATCAATAAAACCGGTGTTACGGTAATTGAGGTTGACTCCAGCAACCGCGCAACAACGAAAGATGGCGTTAAAGTTAAAACCGCAAAGCTGGTTCTTAACGACGGACAAATTCTTGCCATACAGGTAAACGATACTGGCGATATATCGTCTGTGAAACTGAATGGAAAAGCTATTCCTAACGCTCAGTCGCCGGATATCAAGACGCTTGGTACCGTCATGGGACAGGCGGCCCGCAAAAACTCCGCAAAATTCCAGAAATCACTGATCGCCAAAGCGAAGCGTGTTGCCAATCCGGTAGACAAGAAACCGGCAGTTAAATCCAACTTTCAGCGCCTGCAAGAAGCAAAACAGCGGAATGCTCAGGTGGTTGCCGCTTATAAGTCCGCGCAGAATTCGGTGTCTTTCAATCAACAGCAGATCACTGATTTGCGGGCGAAGCTGGATAAGGAGACGGGCCGACTCAATAACGAAAAGGCACGGAATGGCGAACTCAAACGTCGTCTTAAGCAACTGAAAGCAGGAAATTAACATGGAACAGTTAAATATCAATAAAGGGGTGACGATCAAGCCTGGGCTTGACGTGCTTCCCCCGCCAGTGACTGATGATGAATATCGCGCATTAATGGCCGGTGAGGACCGCTATCTGATGACGGAATCCAACACCCTGGAGGAAATCGAGGCTACGTTCTTCTATGACACGCCGATCCACTGGTGTGCTACGGATTTACTGGAGGCGATTAGTTCTACTCGTTTGCAGTTACACCGGACCATGCAGGCATTTGTCCGGGCATTGAACCAGAAGCTGAATGGTACCGGAATCTCTGCGGGGAGTGATAAAACGGGGGAGGTGGCCCAGAGCGGCGCGCGCGCGATCGGCGGTGCTGAAATTGGCCGGGCACGTAACGTTAACGGGCTGCCGGTCCTGCCAGCCATTATTCCGCTCAGTGATGGTCAGACTATCAGCATTCTGTTTCATAGCCCGACAGCGGAAAACCGGATCACCAATAGCGATACGCTGGTTGCTTTCCAGTTCTTACTGAATAAAAAAGACGTTACTCACACCGTTGCTCCGATGAGTGGACGTGATATGACGCTGGCGCAGGTCACTATGAAACTTGCCAACCTTGCAGAGAAAAACTCGGCAAAATTCCAGCGTGCGCAGAAGAAGAAAAAAGCCCTGGTTGATGAAATAACCCAACTACAGGCTGACAGTGACCAGAAAGAGGATGCCATGAGCGACCTCGCGGATCAGGTGGCAGCGGTAGAAGGGCAGAAGGTAGATCTGGAGCAGAAAATTAACGCTGTTGCATCGGAAGCGGATTCTCTTTATGAAGAGAATGAGCGTTTGCAGACGGAGATTGATCAGCTCAATCGCACAGGTGGGCGCGATACCATTGATCCAGCGGGGATGACTGGTGGGCACTCGCGCGCGCTGACGGATCGCCTTGCCAGTATCAAAAATCGTATGCATATGAACGGGGAAGTGACGCTCAGTAATGGAGCATCAATGAAGCAATTCATTGAGGACGGCGAAGGGTATATCCAGTTAACCGATTCGGATGGCAGCGTGTACATGATCAAGGCTAAATCCATACAGGGTGTGGACATGGCAGATGCGATCGGCAAGCTGTTTAAAGCCTATAAAGCGGGTAATGTATCGGAATATCTGGTCCAACCAGAAGAACATAAACCGGAAAACGTCGAACCTGAACCAGCGGAGGATACCGGTAGCTCTTCGCCTGAACCAGAAGTCTCTGTAGGTGCATATCGATATGCCTTGCAAATGCGTCCGGCGGCCCCTGGCGCAATACCTGAAGGTAACAAAGCAATTCTGCCGCGCCCTGATGAAGGTGACCCGTATTATGAATATGCACGCTACGGCATTGCTACTTACGATACCCCGCTTTCTGATCAGCAAATGAGTGAGTACGACCTGAAGTTATTGCCTCGCGAGGATTCTTTCGACTTCCTGGCGAAGACACTTACTAATGGTCCGTTTGGCAAATATGCACAAAAAGCTCTGGAGCTGGCCACCAGCTCACCAGACGAGTTCCGCGTAATGCTGAAAACTCAGTTTCAAAAAACTTTCCCCAATATTGCGTTTCCTGGGGGCGCTGGCACCGAGAAAATGGTGCAGAGCATGATCAATGCATTGCAGGCCGAAGTCGGTGAGATTACTCAGCCAGAACCGGCCCCGGCACAGCCTGATGAAACGGTTAGCGAAGCAGATGCAGAGGCTAATAAAGCCATTGAATATCTCAATAACGTGATGGATATACAAAGCACTGACATGGCGGAGATCCGTAACGCCCGGGGCAATGTCCGGGAAGCGATTGCAGCCCTTCAGGCTGCCGGACGTTTTGAGGAAAACGAAGAGCTGGTTAACGGCGCAGCTCGCCACCTGGCTGATCTGTTGGTAGCAATCCAGAAAGCGGGGGTAGCGGCATGACACTATCAGCTATTGAGTTAATGGATCTCAGCGATAAGTTGGATGCTCTGATGTCCAAAGCGGCTACCGCGAGTGGCATGGAGTTGCTGGATATCAGCGATGAAATTGACCAGATCATGCAACAGATGGGGTACGGTGTGTCCGGCGGCAGTAGTGGCGAGGAAAAACAACCTTCGGTACATGATGGTGTGCCAAAACTGGTTGCTGATTTCCTGGCTGATAAATTCGTCGATCAGAGCACCGATGCATTTATCGGTACCTTGCAGGATTTGAGTCAATATGTTGGCACATACATCGACCTGGACCAGGTTAAACAGCACACGGCGGCATGGATAGCCGCCAACATTAAAGAGGCAGCATAAGGCGTAACAGGGATGAGCTTAAGCGATCAGGTGGTAATGGCCACCAGCATAGAAACGCTGATCGAGCTGCTAAAGAACCTGCCCGATTATGGGCGGGTTTCGTATGTGGTGACAGCGAAGGGAGACGAGGTAAAAACAGCGTTTGATATCGTCGATGCCTCAGCTCTTTTGGTATCCAATACTCTGAACGGGAAAATTAATCCGGACTATCCCCAGGAACTTCAGCCACGCGACCGGACCCGCGCATCCAGCCTTCTTCAGGTCAACCAGATATCCAAGGATTTGCGTCCTGCCCAGCTTACCGATTCCGGTTTATCCAGCCATGGCGCGCCAATAATTGGTGAGGACAATGCCGTTGAGTCAGGTAATGGGCGGACCATGGGGATCATTAAAGCCTATCAGGACGGTAATGCGGATCGGTATCGGGAGTACCTGATTGAACATGCGACCGAATTCGGCATACGGCCTGAAAAGGTTGAATCAATGACGGCTCCGGTACTGGTGCGCCGCCGGTTAACGAAGGTTGACCGTGTTCAGTTTGCCAAGGACTCAAATATTTCTGATCTCCAGGAAATGGCAGCCAGTGAAAAGGCTTTTGTTGATGCCGACAGCATAACACCGGCGATGATGGCGTTGTTTAACCCGTCAGAAAGTGGAGATCTGCTTAGCCGCAGTAATGACGCGTTTATTCGCGGATTCATGACGCAAGTTGGTGCCACACAGGCTGCTGGCCTTGTAACGGAAGATGGGCGACCAACACGGCAACTTGTAGACCGTATACAAAACGCGATCTTTGCCAAGGCATATAAGGATGCGCGCCTGGTAAGGATGGTTGCAGAAGAACCTGATCCGGATATGCGTAATGTTCTGACGGCGCTTAATGCGGCAGCCAATGATTTTGTCCAGATGCAGGCTTTATCAGGAGAAGCGCACAAGCAGGCTGTGACAACTATTGTTGATGGCATTGAGACAGCGGATAGCCTCGATAAAAAGGCGCTGGCGGCATTGAAAGATGCGGTAGACCTGGTAAGGCAATCGAAGGAGTCAGGCCAGCATATTACCGATGTTATTGCTCAGGGGGATATGTTCAGCGAAACGGCCCCGGAAGTGAAAGCACTCGCGTTGTTCATCGTCGCGAATAACCGTAGTGCGAAGCGTATGGCCACCGCCTTTAAGTTGATGGCGCAACGTATCAATGATGAGTTACAGCACCAGGGCCAGGCGCTCGGGGATATGTTTGGCGGCGGCGATGTGTCGTTACAGGATATCCTTCGCCAGGTGTCTCAGGAACTGGAAAACGAAGGTATGCAAGGGATATCCAGCGGTCTTTTCGAGTCAACTTCCGACGGTAGTTACAACGGTGTTGCTCCATATACCAGCTTGCTATTACATCGGGCATCCGGCATCAAAGACATTATTCATCTGATCAGGCTGCTTTCCCGTAGGGATCCCCAGGATGAACAGCTTGTGCAAGTGCTTGCGCATTTTGTTCGAATGCCTGTTGTCGACGTGAATAAATGGTGCCGATTATTCGGTATCAGCAATTCGTTACTTCGCGGATTGTTAAATCACGCATCCTCCCTTGGGCGCGACGGCTTTGATGAGATAGCGCAGACGATAAAAAACGGAGATATGCCACCAGCTATTGACTGGTTTTCCATTCGCCCAACCAGGGTGAAAGCATTCCTTAGCGCGGCGCAATCAGCATCACCATTGGCAGAAATGGTTCAGAGGTTGTCGCTCATATTCACAGATCATACCGCGTTGGGTGATCTGACTCTTGACGAGATGAAAGAAGCCTCCATTCAGTGGGCCGATCAACAAAATGAGGTTAACTCTGACTTCTTGCCAGCATTCAGGAAGGCCGTTAGTAAAGCGGATGATGCCCGTGGAATTCTGAAGGCATTTAAGGCATTGCAAAGTCGGGTTAATAAACATGTCGGTGATATCGATGGAGTAACGGCGGAAGGCAGGGATATCCTTAAAGAGCACGGCATAACGCCAGAGTTTATTGATGAGATCAGGACGGATATGCAGCGTGAGGTCGTATCGTCCCTGCAAATTGTAGCCAGGGCGTTGGCGGATGCTAATCCGAAGAGTGCGGCCATTGTTAACCGGGTTATTGGTGATATTGAAGCATCGGAGGGCATGGGGGCGCTGAAACTCTTCCTTTCGCGAGCGTTTAATCCTAACGGCAATATTCTCCCTGGCATTATTGGTGAGGCTAAAAAGTATGTCAGTGAAGAAGAACTTGAGCAGCTTGACCAACTACTTAAGCGATTCTCATATAACCCGCAGACACGCTGGCAAATGAATCAGCGAAGAATGGGTTCGGTCCACGAGAAAGTGTTATCTGCCATGAATAGTGCGATAGCCAACTCATCCGTATCTGAAGAAAAAGCTCTTGAGTGGGCCGACTCTTTTATCACGGAAGAAGTGGAAGAAGCCCGCGCTGGACAGAGTGGTGGGATAGACCTGCGCAAGGAACTTGCTGATATTTATCGCCTGACCGGCGGGAAAATATCGACCTTATCAAAGGTGGTTCACCACCAGGGAAGGGCATATGCAAATCTTAATGGTGTTGTTGCTGTCAATTTGAACGATGAAAATGCAAGTGCACTGTGGCACGAGCTGGGTCATCATCTTGAGTACAGTAACCCTGGTTTGTTAGAGAAAGCCCGGTCATTCCTGAAGGCCAATGTTGAAGGGGATAAGCCATCTTTCGTTAATATCGGTGGGCGTGGCAAGCCTGAATGGTGCTTCAGATCTCGATTGAGTAATATTTATATGGCGAAGGTATACCCGCCAGCCTCAGTAAGTAACACCGGGAAAATTCGGCAGAAATCACCGACTATTTCCAAAACGTCAGCAACGGAAGTATTCTCTATGGCTCTTCAGTTGTATCATGACAAAGAGGCCGCTGCCGCATCACTGATGAATGGTGACGGATTGCTGGAACTGTTATTAGGTGTGGCAAAGGAGCTAAATAATGCAGATTAAAATCGCAGCGCCATTAGGCGGAGATGCCATTATCGAATTTGATGATAATGAAGAAGTTTCCGGGCGTTTAAGCATTATCTCCGGTGACATTACCGAGGACATGATCGCTGAAGCCATAGCTGGGGCAAATCCCAATAGCTATATGGGATTCGTTAACACCCTTGATGCTCCCGCAAGTGATGTTCTCCGAACGCTGCATCTTTACGCTGGCTGGTTTGTTGATTGGCCAGCAGTAGATGGTGGCGATGAGGACGACGACGATGATTTTGGTGATCATGCAGACCAGATCGTATATTGAAGAAATCCCGCCAATCGGCGGGATTTGTTGTTTATGCCAGGCGGGCTATGCGTATCTTACAATCATCTAGGTGGATGCGTAGCGCTTCTAAACATGGAGTAAAGTTAGCTGAGAATTTGTCGGACTCACAGGCCAATGCATAAAATTTTTCAGCCAATTCAAGAGATTCATCCCATATTTTTCGACTTACAAAGTCTGGTAGTGCTGTTTTTCTAAGCTCATTAGATATTGCTCCCCCAGAGCGTGGAGCAAAACCCATAGGTAACATGTCATAGGCTGGAGCAATATGATATGGGCGTCCGTGGCTACTAATAAACGATAGGTTACCATTATGCATATCGGTATTGCCTATTAGCAAACCAAAAGACCATAGCCTTGTTGCTATAATAATCGCATCAGGATGGACGCACTTATTTTTTACCAACTCTTTAACCAGCAAGGGCCATGTTGCTCTTGCATTCCCAACAAATTCTGCATCAAGTGCACGAAGTGAGAATACACCTACCCGACCTAGTTGACCAACACGATCAAATCGGGGAATTTCCAAGAATCTCTGACCGTTATAATCAAAAACTTCTGTTTCTACCCCCAGAACTTTTAATGCGAGATGTTCAGCAAACAAGAGATCTCTCCAACGCTCACTTATAGGGGTGTCGTTAGGCGCAGAGAATTTCACTAATACATGTCCACGCTCTGTGAAAGTACAAAATTTGGGTTGTTCACCTCCAGCAGATGAACCGGGCACATCACCTTCACCAGCAGCTAAAGCTAATACAGGATATTCACTTTCACGATTAACAGGAACAGGAGGCTGCATCTCTAAAAAATGCGTGCGTGCTTGCTCTCCAATTAACAAATTACCAACAACATCATGCCCATGCTTAAGTAAGGCTTTGATCACGTCAGTATCTGACCATTGCTCTGGATTTGAGGGAAGGTTAAGTTCAAGAGCATATGCTGATGCATATGCTCTTCCAAGGAAGCCTTGTGGACGCATATCAAATAACCACCAAGGTAACCCATCGCTATGCCTGTTATTTTTCCCTTCCTCAACCATAACATAGCCTTCTGGCCTCACCGGAATGAGAGTACCAAGAACGCAAATACACCCCTCTTCAGTTATACGATAAATGGGGACTGATTCGAATCCTCTAAAAGAGTCTCGTAAAGCATATTGAATAGATCTTCCATTTCCGATCCTAACGATTTCATCACCAAGATCTCTTAATGCTCTAGATATCGTTGGTTGGCTAACACCTAGTCTTTCAACCAATTGTCTTGGTGTCATAGGACCTTGATTGAGCAAATTACGGATTGTTGTTGCATGTATAGCCATAGTTTTAATTACTATTGTGAATAGATTAATGAATAGATTCATGAATGCGTACAATAGCAAGCAAAACGGGAGGTGTCACTAATTTAGGTAAGTTAAAAAGACTTCTTTAAAAGATGATGACTAGGCGCTTTAACTGCTAGCTGACATAACAATTGGCCATTTGACGTGGAGTTCCCCGCCAACTGACGGGGTTTTTATTAGTCACTTTCTGTTTCTTCTGGAATGTTTTCTTGCGGTTCTGTTAATGCAGCACGACACAGGTTCCGGGCATTGGCTATAGCCACACTTTTGACTTCATCCGTCATCGTGCAGGTAATGTACTGATCGAGTTCTTCAGCACGGATGATGCTTTTGCCAATCAGAAACTGTATTTGCCAGAGCAGATCAGCATCCATAATCAGAATTTCTGCCGGGCCTTCAGGACCAGCCGGGAAGGAAACATAAGACTGTTTGCCCAGGCCGATAACTCGACAACTTGCTTCAAGAATTGCGCGATTGAGGTCTGACTTTATAACGGAAACAGGTTGATTTTCACCTGCGATTACGCCGTTGACATGGATGTGGAATGGCATGTAGCTTGAAATTCGCTCTACTTTCCATACGCCAGCAAGCGATCCTTCATGCAGCACAATGGGGGTAACCGCGAGTTTCATCTCACCATATAACTGCTGGCAGATAGCTGGATTGCTGAATACATCCAAAGGTTCACACTCAAACAGCGGCGCAATCTGTATGAGGTCCATCATGGTCATACCAGGGGTACGAGCAGTAATGAATCTGCGCATGCCAGTATCCATTGTGCGCCAGATAGCTACACCATGCTTTTTGCTCACTTCTTCAGTAAAGCCAAGGTGGCACATGATGGTTTTTTCGATAGCCAGATCAGAGATCGAAACCTTTTCGCCAGGTACACCATCATTATTGATGGTCACTTCTACACTCTGGCCATTACGCAGGCGGTATTGAATGGTTTTAGTATTTTGTGCTGTCATAGTCTTTTCTCTGCTTAAAAACTGATGTATTGCGCCTTCAGGTTGGTTAGGAATGTTTTCCCACCAGCGAAAGCAATATCTCGGGGTGTTCTATTCGTTAAAAGCGCGTGCCATTGCCAACTTTGGCGTTTGTTTGCGAGTTCGTGCTTTTGTCGGCGTCTTGACCACCGCTTTTCTTTCAGTCGTTTTTTACTCATAAACTCTAAAACGGAATATCGTCGTCAAAGTCCATTGGAGGTTCGTTATTGGCGTTGCTCTGAGGTTTACCGCCACCACTGTATTGCTGGTGGTTTTGAGGTTGGTTCGATTGCCCCCAGCCATTTGAGGACTGTGAATCGTCACGGCGAGCGCCGATCATTTGCATGGTGCCGCCCTGGTTGACGATAATTTCCGTCGTGTAACGTTCTACACCGGCGTCATCTGTCCACTTACGGGTTTTAAGTTTCCCTTCGATGTAGACCTGAGAACCTTTTCGTAAATACTCACTCGCAATTTCAGCAAGTTTCCCGAACAAAACGACTCTATGCCATTCTGTTTGCTCTTTCTGTTGGCCCGTTTGCTTGTCGCGCCATGATTCATTCGTTGCGATGCTGAGTCTTCCGACCGCTCCGCCATTTGGTATATACCTGATCTCCGGGTCTTGCCCCAGGGTACCAATCAGGATGACTTTGTTTACACCGCGTTGTGCCACTTATCTTACCTAATAAAATAAATTAATTAGAGCAATAATGTATATCTTTGAAACGTAGCTAACAAGTGATTTGCATTATCCTGTGCCTTCTAAAGGGATCGAGTCAGTCGGTATTGGCTGTGAATGGGTGTTTGTCCTGGAGCGTAAAAAATTCGCTTATGAGGTCTTTATGAAGGGAAAAACAGCCGCAGGAGGCGGTGCAATTTGCGCTATCGCGGTGATGATTACCATCGTAATGGGTAATGGCAATGTGCGAACCAACCAGGCGGGGCTTGAGCTGATTGGTAACGCTGAAGGTTGCCGACGTGATCCATACATGTGCCCGGCGGGGGTATGGACTGACGGGATCGGTAATACACACGGGGTAACGCCGGGTGTGCGAAAAACCGACCAGCAAATCGCCGCTGATTGGGAAAAGAATATCCTGATCGCTGAACGCTGTATTAATCAGCACTTCCGGGGCAAAGACATGCCCGATAATGCCTTTAGTGCAATGACAAGCGCGGCATTCAATATGGGATGCAATAGCTTACGGACCTACTACAGCAAAGCGCGAGGCATGCGAGTCGAAACGTCCATCCACAAGTGGGCGCAGAAAGGGGAATGGGTGAATATGTGTAACCATCTCCCTGATTTTGTGAACAGTAACGGCGTGCCCCTGCGAGGTTTAAAGATTCGCCGTGAAAAAGAACGCCAGCTTTGCCTGACGGGACTGGTCAATGAATAAACTCCGGCAGCTCCGCAGACTTTCGACAATGAAGTTATCGCTGGCAGCGATAGTTTTCGACTCGATTTTCATGGCGGTATATGTGCTTAATGAAACGTGGCCACTGGAACCGCTATTGTATGCCGGGCTTCGGCTGTGCCTGACATTTTTGAGTATGGCCGCGAGATTGATGCAGCAGAAAGAAACCGCTTCAGATTGTCCACGCCGCGCGGTGCGCAAATATATGGCACGCAGGCGAAGTCGATAATAGTTAACGAGAACCCCGGCACTCGCCGGGGTTATTTTTGGTGGTTATTTAAACGGATTGATTGAATTATTAAACGAGATGATGCTTGTCTCACGCGGTGCCTGGACGTTAGACGCTTGCGGAACCTCCTTAATTTTCTTGGTGACAGGCAAGTTACGTGCGCCAACTTTGATCAGAGATTCGAAAAGTGTGGCAACGATTTTTGCATCACCAGGTTCTTTGAGGCGGAATGCGTCTTTTTGGGCGGCGGAGACGAAGATCGGGAGGTTATCCAGTTCGTCTTGCATTGCTGCCAGCACATCGTCGCGGATACCCGCTGTTTCCTCCAGCAAAGCGATTCGCGCTTCAGCATCTGCGATCTTGGCCATTGCTTCGAGGTGGCGGCCCTGGCTTTCGAGTAGTGCGGTTTCCAGTTCTGCCGTACGCTCTGTCGCCTCCACCATCATTTCCAGTTCAGCCATTTTGCCGTAATGGGATATAACGGCCTGCACTGACTCGTCGGAGTACCCATGCGCAGCCAGGGACTCTGCCAGTAAAGATTTAGAATCCGCGCTTTCAAACATTCCGGCGCTGGCAGGATGATCCAGACTGATATAGTTCGGCGTTGTCACATAATCCACACCATGGAAGCTGGTGGTTACAGCGATTTTCCCGGACTCGCGCCCGCCAGTGGCCCAGCTCCAGCCACCAGCTCGGCTTTCGATCATCGCGGCAACAATTTTACCCGGCTCTGTGTTAAGAATTTCCTGTGTATGGGTAACGATGCCGTTGTCGTCAACAGATATAGCCACTGTTCGGCACGCTGGAACATTGTCGATTACGACCGGGCGACCTTCCACCATGATCACGCTGGTTTCTGGTACTTCCAGTTTGCCGGTCAGCTGGCGGCGACCGTGACCGTAATAGCCGAAAAGCTCACCAAGGCGTAAACCTTCCTGAGTTTCCTTGCTTTCAAGCATGGCCTTTACCGCGCTTAATACATACTGTCGCCCGTTCTGGCGACCTTTTCTAGCATTACTATAGAGACAAAAGCGGTCAGTGACCGTTTTCAAAACATCAGTCATTCTCGTTTCCCTCTTTAAAGACCGATTCAAGGATTTGCGCCAGTTCCTGTGGCGGTGTTTTGATGATGGAATCCATCAGGTGATCGTCGTCCTCGCTTTTCGCTTTCAGTTCGTTCACCAGTGCTTCAGAGATTTTTTCGTCAATCTCCAGCACATCGCTGAACAGGTAACGTTTGAATGCATCGGAATTGGCGAGGACGCTGTTATTGCTGACGGCATCGAGGATTTGCGTAACGATGGTGGCGTAGTTCGCCTGCGAGTCGCGGTTATCGTTGTGCTCTTGTTGCAGAGCGGTATTAACGGAGTGGAATTCGATTTTGTACGGGCGATCACCTTCCGGGTATACCTTGCCGTACTTGAAAGCAAGATGAATATCGATAGCCCGCTGAATGAACTCTTCTACGCCCTGCTGGATCCATGAGGCGCGCATGGCGGCCTGAATTGCCGTGCGCAGGAATCCACCTTCGCCAAGCCCGCCGGACATTTGATCTGCCCACCCCAGGAGGGTGTAATCGAGGCCAAGTGCTGCCGCCAGCTGGCGCATATAGGTGAGAATGTCTTCAATGCCGTTGATGTCAGCCTGGATGGTCTGAGTATCAATAGTCATCTGTCCCTTGCCGTCGCCCATAATAGGCAGCAGGGTATTGGTCACCGTAGGCATGTTATTCGCGCCACGTGCGCGTCTTTCCATCAGGTCAGCTGCTCGTTTAAGCGTCTGAGTAATGGTGCGCGAATAATCGGCTGCTTTAACCGGATCCAGACTATTCATCGCCAGGCCGATGATTCGGTCAATTTTCGACGCATTAAAACGCGTTGCTTTCAGCGAGCGGATCGCCGAACGCAGATTCATGTACGGCTCGTAGGCGTATTCGAGCAAGCTGGTCCCGTAATTCTGGGTTTCAATCGGCGTGCGCTCTTCCGGATTATCCAGCAGGCTGAAAGCCTTATGGCAGGTGTGCACAGGCATAAGGTTTGACTTAGGCCGCCAGTAGGGGATTTTCATAGGGATAATGGCCCACGGATCGGCGAAAACCATTTTCCCTGACGCGTCCTTCAGATAATCGCCGCTAAATCCCGCCAGGTTGCCGCTGACCTCGAACTCTTTGATGAAGCTCGGAAGGGTGTAATAGGAGCACTCAAAAGACGTGATCCCTATGCCTTCTTTGGCGTATGGCCTGACATAAGCCACCCCAAATACCGACATGATAAATGCCCACCCGGCGACCTCTTTGTTGATGGTTCGCCCGATGTCGTTCATCAGCTCGTCACACAACCCCTGTGCGGCGTCATAGTCACTATCGTTTCCGTTGTGTACCGGCACGATAGAGAAGGTTTGTCCGGTCTTCTTATCGAAAGAGAGCGCGTGCGTAATATGGATGTTCAGCGCGGTGGCGATCGTGCTGTAAACCGCCATCTCTTCGAGTAGCGGATAGCGTTGCAAGCGGTCTTCCGGCAGTTGAACTTCATCAAAGATAAAGCGACTTCCGTCCACCAGCCCATCGCCAGCCATGCCACTATCGCCCGGTTTGCCGCCTAAGAAGCCGGATAGTTGTACCGGTGCCCCTGCGCGAGAAAACAAATACCCACTTCCGCCGTGCACAGCCAGCGCGGACAGGAGGATGTTGTCCCGTTCTCCGTTGTCTTTAAAAACCCCCGCCAGCGCCTTCCTGACCGAGGATAGCGTGATTTTATTGTCTGCCAAGATTGCACCTTAATTAGAATAATTCGCATCGTGTTTGAACGGAAATTTAACACTAGTCACTTGTTAAGGATTACCAATGAACAAGCTATCTATGGGGGTGTTTCGCTGTTCAAGTGTCAGCGAAATATTGAAATACATTAGGGCAATAACATCTCACCGAGCGCCGATTAAATACGGCGTGGAAAAGGTGGAAGGCAAAAGCTATGACCGACTGCGCCGTGAGGCGAATCAGAAGGCGATAGATTTGCTTAATTCGCTGGTGGACGGCGCGACACTGACAGATGAACAGCGCCAGATCCTGGCTGGGTACACCGGTGAAGGTGGCATTGGCGGGTCCGTCTCCGAATATTACACACCAAAGCCGATCGCTGAAGGTGTCTGGGAGATCATGAAGCTCTACGGCGCGGACGTAGGTAACACTCTGGAACCATCGGCGGGCACCGGCGTTTTTAATGAGACAAAACCGGTTGGTACGGTGATGACCGCGACTGAGATCAGCAGTGTTTCCGGTCGTATAAACCAGCTGTTACATCCGGAAGACAGCGTACAGATTTCCCCGTTCGAACAACTGGCTGTAAGCACGCCTAACGATTCATTCGACCATGTTGTGGGTAACGTTCCGTTCGGTGGTCGTGATAACACACGCAACATCGATAAGCCTTACGCAGAAGAAACGGACATGGGTTCTTACTTCATGCTCCGCATGCTGGACAAGATAAAGCCAGGCGGATTCATGTGCGTGATTGTGCCGCCGTCCATTGTTTCAGGTTCAAACATGAAGCGGTTACGCCTGCGCCTATCACGGAAAGCTGAATTTCTTGGTGCCCACCGCTTGCCTACCGGTACTTTTGACGCAAACGGGACCAGTACGGTCGTTGACGTGGTGCTGATGCGCAAACATCCGGCGGAGATGGCTGAGAAAATCCCCCTGGTGGATGAAGACACTCTTGAATCGACAAATGTGCTTTGGCCAACGTTTATTTCTGGCAAGTGGTTTGAAAAGGACGGCCGCCGGTTTGTTCATGGCACTCAGGAGAAGGGATTCCAGGGGCGTATTGAGGTTCGTGCCGACGGGCAGATTGATAACCAGGCTCTTAAAGCGAAGCTGATTCATCGTTTCGAAAGTCGTATCGACTGGTCTTTGCTCGATATGGCTGAACCGTCACCGACCGCAGATGTTGTTGATGAAGGGGAAATGCGCCTGATTAATGGCGTATGGCAAAAATATGCTGGTGGTCGCTGGATTGAAGCTGATGCCGGGAAGGAGCTGAAGATTGAGGTTGCCAGTTATGGTGCGGATAGCTGGGAGGCTCTTCAGCGTAACCTGACTACAACAGAAGGCCGTCTCGGTATGACATTTACCCAGATGGCAAATGTCCGCGATAAGTACACCACATCAATCAGCGACGATATGGTGCAGCTGGTGGACTGGATTAACAGCCAGCCTGAAAAATACCGTGAACGCTTGTATCGCGGAGCGATGATTGGCCGGATGTTAATTGAATATCAGGACATGAAGGCCGCCGGGCATAGTGCTGAACAAATCGAACAGCAGCGCCTTTCTCTGGTATCCCGTTTGCAGGCAGAGATTGACCGTTTTGGTAACCCCGGTCGCGGTCCGATAGCGAAATTATCGGGGAGCGGTGCGCGCGCCTGGTTTGCTTTCCGTGGTGCAATTAAGCTGGATGGCACTATTTCTGACGAGCTGACAGGAAAGCTGGTTACGCATGATTCCAGCGCCAGTTATGACTCCACCAGCTATCAGGACACCCTGCGTTATCTCTATAGCGATCTTGCCCGCGATCCAATCCAGCTCGATGATTTCCGCCTTGCGTTTACCGGCGAACTGCCAGCCAGTGATGAAGAGTTGCTTAATTTATTGGCCAGCACCCCTGGTATTGCGGTTTCACCGTATGGCGGGATTGTTCCGTTCGCCCGCGCCACCAGCGGCGACATTAACGAGATAGTGGCTCCAAAACAGGAATTTCTTGCCACACTCCCCGACGGTCCAGTAAAAAACAACGTCCTTAATCAGCTGGCAGCGATCGAAGAGAAGCGCATCAAGACGCCAGCAGAGAATATCCGCTTTAAGCTCAATAGCCGTTGGTTCGACCGCTCCGTCATTCTGGAGTTTTTGCAGGAAAACGGCTATCCGGATCTGCGCTATGTGCAGTCAGTGCAGCTGGAAGGCGACGAAATGGTTTCTGACACCTATCACGGTGGTGATGGTCTGTTCGTCGGGCACCGATACGGTGTCGTCCAGCGCAAGGATAAAGAAACAGGCGAGATCCGCTACGAGTGGGACCGTAAATCAGGTGAAAACGCGACCGGGTTCCCGGCACAGCTGGAAAAGTATCTCAATGGTGCGCGTATCGGTGGCAAAGATAGCGCGACGGCGAACGGCTACCGCGAGCAGATGGCACTGCTTGAGGACCAGTTCAATAAGTGGATCAAGACGCACGATCGCTACGATGAGCTGGTTGCCAAATACAACGATGTGTTCAATAGCAATATCCCGTATGAACACTCTGGCGATCCGCTTGGGTTGAAGGGATTAAGCGGTAAGCGCCAGCCATTTGATTACCAGAATAGCGAGGTGCGCCGACTGTCCGAAGATGGGCGCGGCATCCTGGGCTTTGGCACCGGGCTGGGTAAAACCACGACCGCGCTGGCGCTTGAGGCGTTCAACTATGAGAACGGTCGCTCTACCCGTACTGCGTATGTAGTGCCTAAATCAGTGCTGGAAAATTGGTATTACGAAGCAAAAGAATTCCTGAGTGAAGAGGCATTCAGTAACTACCTGTTCGTCGGTCTTGATGTGCTGATGGATGGCGATCAGATTCGCCAGGTGCCGGTGCTCGATGAGAACGGTAAACCTGTTCTTGGTACTGATGGCACTCCAGTTATGCGCGATGCTCTTAAGCTGGCAGATGAAGCCACTATCACGGCGCGGATGAACGCGATCCCGCACTCAAATTACCGTGCAGTCGTGTTTACCAAAGAACAATACGCCCGCATTCCGCTACGTGATGACACCGTAGATGAGCATGCACAGGATATGCTTTATGACTTCGTTGCCGCCGGGCGCGTAGCCAGCGCAATGGATTCCGACTCCCACCGCAAAGAGGCCGCGCGTCGCCGGGTATTGTCGGAGTATTCAGATACCGGTACCGAAAAAGCAGAGAAGTATCCGTACTTTGAGGATATGGGCTTCGACAGCGTGATTGCTGACGAAGGCCACAACTACCGCAATTGCTATAAAAATGGTCGCGAAGCGTCACAACTGGCCTATCTGCCCACCAGCGCGGTGGCGCAATCGGCGCGAGATATGGCAATTAAAAACGCGTACCTGATGAAAAAGAATGGCGGGCGCGGGCCGGTTCTCCTGACTGCAACACCAGTCGTTAACACCCCGATCGATGCATACAACATGCTTTCTCATGTTCTGCCGAAGGAATACTGGCAGAACATGGGGATCTACGGTCCTGATGACTTCGTTAAATTCTTCGGCAAGACCAGGCTGGAAACGGTACAGAAAATTAGCGGTGAAGTTGAAGAAAAAATGGCGCTGGTGGGCTTTGAAAACCTTGATGCGCTGCGCGGTATATTCCATCGCTGGGTAACGCTTAAAACGGCGGAAGACGTTAAGGATACCGTGGAGATCCCGGAGCTGGACGAACACCAGCAGGATGCACCACTTACTGAAGAACAACTGGCGGCGTATGAAGAATTGCGTCAGCAGGCGGAAGCGGCGGCCAAAGCCAACAATGGCGTAACGACCTCGGTCAATGAAGACGGCGTGATTGAGCACGAGAAAGCCCGTCCGATCTTCTCAATAATCAGGGATATGGACCGCGTATGTACTGACATGGACCTGTACTATCGCCGGATCACCTATCGTTTCCTGCCGGAGTACGCCGATGCGGTGCAGCAGCTGGCGGACAGTTTGCCTAAACAAGCCACCAGCGAAGACGACGACAGTGATGATTCAATCACGCAGCAATCGCAATACTCCCTGATAGATAAGGGCGAGTTTATTCAGTTGCAGGTTCCGGAAGCGTTCGAGCAGGAAGTGAATAAGCGCCTGGCCAGGTTTGGCATTGACGAACAGACCGTAACTCACCCCGTTACGCCGAAATACGCGAAGCTGATCGCCACGCTGAAGGAGTTTTTCCCGGAAGGTAAGCAAATCATCTTCACCGATGAAAAAACGCAGCACCAGAAGCTCAAGCGCATTATCTGCAATGCTCTAAACCTTGAACCTTCAAAGGTGGGGATCCTGAATGCTCAGACGGTTGCCGAGGCAGGTAAAACCGGTAAGAAACTGAAAGCGGTTAAACCGCCGAAAGAGCTACCGGATGAACCAACAGATGCACAGATAGCGAAATACAACGAGCAAATGGCTCTGTATGACGCCTATATCGCGCAGCAAAATGAAATGTCGTTGGGCGGTCTGGAAAAGATTGCAGCCGACTTCCAGGAGGGCCGGACTCCGATCATCATCTGCAACAAAAAGGCAGAGGTGGGTATCAACCTGCATCGAGGAACGACGGATATCCACCACCTGACGTTGCCGTGGACACCAGCCAGTATCGCACAACGTAACGGTCGCGGTGCACGAGTTGGCTCCAACCGTGCAAGCGTTCGCGTTCACTACTACTGCGGCAAGGGGTCTTTCGATGAATACCGACTGAAGACGCTGAAGCGTAAAGCAGGCTGGATCTCCGATATCCTCCGTTCAGATAAGTCAGAAATGGAGAACGCCGACGCCAATGACATGATCGAAATGCAGATGTATACCGCGAAGGATGACGGCGAACGTCTGGCAATGATGCAGGTTCAAATGGATAAGGCGAAAGCTGCGAAACGCGCTCGCCAGAAAGAACAGGCTACTATCGACCTTCAGAACTACATCAAGGCGCAGCACGCAGCTGGCGAGGATGTGGAGGTACTTACCGCTGAATTAGAGCGAAGCAAAGCGGAACTTGAAAAGACCACCGCCGAGGTAGCTAAATTCAAACAGGCGGCAATGGCCAAAGCAGCTGATAATGCAGACTGGAAGGCCCGCTGGGGGAGTGTCCATCACACAGACCGTATGTTGTTAGCACAGTATCGCGCGTCGTTGAAAAGCGCCATTCAGCGCAAGGCTAATATCTCTCAGGCCATCTCCCGCTATGAGAAATTATTGAACCGTACTCATAAGGCCGCGACGGATATCAAACGCCTGCGCCCGCTGGTGGAGGATGCAATAAATAAAGGCATTCTGGATGTTGATCCTGATCTGGTTAACCATGCGAATGAGTTCCTCGTTATCGGCGATCGCTCATGGCGTGTAGGCCAATACTACGATTGTGCCGGTGATATCGTTCGCATTAAGTCGCTGGACTTCGACAGCCAGCGCGCAGACGTGGAGATCATCTTTACCTTCAAAGGCACCAAATCGGGTAACTGGGATGTGAAGACGCTGGATAAACAGGTTGATGTAACTCCCGATGAAGATGCTGTTATGCAGAAAATCAGTGGTGGCGTCTCCATCGCCGGGATTAACGACATCATTTCCTGTGACGATTTCTACCGTTTCCAGCAGCGCGGCATGATCAAAATCACTGACTCATACGGCGTTCAGACTACAGAGTCAGGCTATAGCATTGATTTTGTTGGTTCCTATACGGCCCCACTGAAGCATGCGGTTTACCCGGATCGCCGTGACGGCGCGCTGAAGTCGTCAATTGCAAAATGGGTGCTTGGTATGATGTCGGAAGGGAATAACCGCCAGATCCGTTCGGCAGAAACATTCCTGGTTGAATTGTTTGGCTCCAATTATGGCGATGTAATCGCGTCATACGGAGATACGCTATCCCCTGAAGCAATTCAGGAGAAAATAGCGGATGCGATCGCAAAAATGCCGGAGAAAACAAGCCAGGGGGCTACTCGTAACGGGGATTCTGAACTTGAAGTCACCAATGCCATTTTCGGAACCCATGAGTTCCGGGCGTCAGATTATGAGATCACCACAGCACAGTTTGGCACCATTGGCATTTACAGCAATAAAGCCGAGATCAAGCAGGCAATGGACTCAGCAAGCGCGCGCATCGCAGCAGAACGGGAAGCCAATCTGAATCATGCAGTCGCCGCACTGACTCAATCGTGGGTAACAGCAATCAGGGAGGCCGCCACCACAGGGAAAATCACACCTGCAATAGCGGATGTCGTAAACGACGGCTCTAAATTTATGGATGCCTATCAAATGGATGCGGTGAAGTTGCCATCAGCCTATGGTCAACTCAGCTATCGCATGACCTACAACCTGGTATCAATGTTTTCCGACCTTGCCATCCTTGGGCTGGTGGATCTTAACGAGGTTACGCCGGAATTGCTCAGCGTGCGCAAGAATCATGTGGAGATATTGCAGAGAATTAACACGGTTCTTGCCGGGCGCACCGATGAAGAGAAACAGGCAGACGCTGATCGGATAAACCTGGCCCTTGGCAACATCACGGAGGAAGAAATTGCCGCCAGAAACGAGAAACAAGAAGAGTTATCATCAATACAGGGTGATGCCACCAGCATAGCTCAGTCTCTTGGTCTGAATTATCGCGTATCCACCGCCGACCTGAAGATGATGTACGCACCAAAATTCGCCGCTGGCGAGGTATTTGGGCTTCAGGAAGCCTCCGGCATGAAAGGGGTTCTTTTCCGTGCGAAAGACGCAATCAAGGCGAAATTCGGCGCTCGCTGGTTGCCAGCGAAGGCGAAGAACAGCGACTTCCCAGGTAACTGGTGGATTATCGAGACAAAACACAACGTGGCGGACGTTCTGGCCGTCATCCAACAATACGCATAACAGGAGCGCCCGGTTCGCCGGGCGTCGCATAATATGGCCACACTATCTGATACAATAAAACCGAATAAAACATATCTTGAGGCGGTACTCCGTACAGCGTTGTTAGGAAAGACAGAAGACGAATACGTTGATTTCTTCCTGTCAGGGCTACGCGGGCGATTACTGAAAAATCCCCGCCTGTACCGCAGCTATGGTCCATACTGGCCGGAAATTAAAAAATTATTACTGGAGCGCGGTTATGGTAATTTCGGTCGTCTCGTTGACCGTGACGTTCGCAAAATTTACCGTTATGACCGCCCGGCGCTAACACTCATAGCCGCGACGCTCTACAGCCAGGAGCGTTTTGATAATGGTCAGATATACTCAGCCTGGCATTTACTGCCAGTGCCTGAAGAAGTTGACGACCAGGACTATGAGTTTGAGTCTTACGATTTGGAAGTTGAAGCCTTGGCACAGGCTGGAGAGAAAACTTGAAAAAGCGATACTACACAGTAAAGCATGGGACGCTACGAGCATTACAAGAGTTTGCTGACAAGCATAACGTTGAGGTGCGCAGGGAAGGGGGAAGTAAAGCTCTGCGCATGTACCGTCCGGACGGGAAATGGCGTACGGTCGTCGATTTCAAAACTAACAGTGTTCCCCAGGGCGTCCGCGATCGGGCATTCGAAGAATGGGAGCAGATCATCATAGATAACGCATTGCTCCTGAATGCTGATTAAACTTTCCGCCCTTTTGCCCGGTCTATCGCCGGGCATCTTTCAGAGATAATTACCTTTACCCGTCAATTCCCCTTGTGGTACTTGTTTTTGCGCCAGTGTTTGGGTTCCGCGAATTATGTTAATCAGAGGGCTTAGTAACGATGGTTCCTGGCGTGCCTCAACTTCTCCAGCCATTGCCCTGATGTAGTCGGCGCTGGCAACGTTGTTGTATTCCGTCGCAAAGCAACAGAGTAACGTCAGAACATGCTCTGTCGTTATTTCGCTCCAGTTGATGTTGAAAAATTCATCGCCTTTTTTATCGTGTTCGGAATCGAAGATGCTTTGGTGGAGGATGTATTTGCCGGATTCCTTGCGCGGTAACTTGATCGCTTTCTGGCGTTCCAGCTCCTTGTAAATCTGCATTGCTTCAATCAGTACCGGCCTGCCGTTCATGAAGGGATCGCGCAACCTTACACGCTGGCCAACTCGACCAGTAATAAAGCTGTTTTCCTCTTCCACCAGCACGATAAAACCCTTTTCCTCTTTTTCTCGCAATTCGCGCAGCAGCTGGAGTTCCATATCGCGGCGGCGTTCAGGGTAGCTGGTCCGCTCAGCCATTATTAGCTCATTGTTGATCCATGCGGCAGTCATTGACGCCGGTTTGCCGACGCTCATCGAAACAACGCATATTTTCTTATCCATAGCGCCCCCTACAAAAAAGAAAAGCCACCAGCGGCGGCTTAGCAATACAACTGAAGGTAGCGCCCGGTACTCAGACTGTGCCGTCCATGGAATATTTGAAAAGGGATCCATCCGTACCGGGCATGTGATGATTCTGACTGAAGTCACTTGTCAGTTGTCAATTATTTCAGATTAAAAATAATATATTTATTAGTGCATGATGTTTGCCATCTCATAGGCGTCAGCCAGCAACTCCATCTCTGACTTGTTCAGCAAGGTGAATTCTTTCTTGCCTCCAACCACACCATCGGCATGAACAGGGACCAGCCAGGGGTATTTTTCTCTTACTTCAGCCGGTGCTGCATGCTGGTGGTGCCATCTACAAAGGGGCAATTGCTTTTTGTGACAACCCGGCGCGGTACGACCGGAGATATGGTGCAGAGATACCTCTTCAGATATTACTCCATGCATGTAGCAGGCAATGCAGGGGAGAGCGCCAAGAGCATTGGCGATGCTCCGTTCCTCCGCTGTCGATGTTCGCCCCTTCAAGCCACGAGATTTTATCTTTACCGCACTTTTCCGCGTTTTGCTGGCTGGTGGGTGCTCTTTCTGTTTAGCGATACGGCGGTCGATAGAATCCCGCATTTTCTGATATTGCGATTCTCGCCAGGCGGGGTCAGCCAACTTTTCCCGTTGCCGAGCGATCGCTCGTTCTCTGGCTGCCTTCTGCCACTCGCGGCGCTGTTCAAGTTTTTGTTCGATTGTTTTCATATGGCAAAAAAAAGGCGGCCTAATGGCCGCCAATGATGTCAAGGAGTTAAGTAATGGCAACGTCTTCGTAGTTGACAAAAACTGCGGCTTAATTATAGCAATCAATTAGAGCAATGGTAGATGTTTTGTTAATCGCGAATCACATTTTTTCACTTCAGTGCCTGTGTGCTATACTCCTTCTTGATTGATTGGATGCGGAATACAAACCCGCTCTTTTGTGCAGCCTGGCTCCTTGCCAGGCTTTTTTTATTTCATCATGGAAGCTGTTAACGCTTTGGATCTTGCTGAACTGATTGAAAGGGCATTGTTTACCTTACCCAGGAGTTCGCCAAATTCCACCATCACTCTAGTAAGCCCGCGCCGCGCTTCCTCCTCCGTTGCATTCATCACAAAATGTTCAGCACTCCGCATGCTTTTAACGGGGAACGCAACAGATATCGAGTCGATATCAGGCATCCTATCGCTCAACTTTACGGTGACAATGACAGATGGTGACTGAATTTGAGAGCTTACAGACAGCACCACATATTTTCCGTCTATTTTGAAATCCTTCCGCATGCGTCACCATAAATATCAAAGAATTAGAGCAATCAAGCGCAAGTGAACGGCTAATCGCCATCTTCCAGCAGGCGCACCATTGCCCCCGTTTCACTATCCAGGTTACGAATGTAGTTCATGACAATATTTACGTTGGTCCAGCCACCAGCTTGCATGATCTCCGGTATTGAAACTCCGGCGCGGGCCATATCTCGCGCGGCACCGACACGGGCACTATGTCCAGACCAGGCCAGGTATCGCTGACCAGAGTCATCTTTTGCCCCGTAAATCAATCGGTGAGTTGCTTCAAAAATCCCTTCCAGGGCGCGAGTTGATAGCTGGCTGGTGGATGATGGCGCGGCAACACCATTTTTTCTGACGCGGCAAAACAGGTAGTTATTCGGATCATCAGCTACACCAGAGACAGAAATCCATCGCTCAACCAGTTTAGTTACCCCCAGGCTAAGTGCCTTCTCTACACCAGCGGTGCTAACCAGCGTTTTCGTTCTGCCAATATGGATTAACATTCTCCCACCGTCAGTACGTGAGATTTCTTTAACCCTGATCCTGGAAATTTCGGCTATACGTAACAGGGTGTTATAAGCAATCCCCAGAAATGCCAGATTACGTATATCCTGGCAGCGATCGCTATTTTCCATGAGTGAACGAACCTGGTCGAAATCAGTGCGTTCGAACGCCAGCGCCTGTTTTGCACGCTCACCGGCATCAACGTTTTCTTTTCGGATCCGTCGCATGACCAGTGAAACAGCATTGCTGTCACTTGGACGTGGCAGACCGGACCGACGATGAAGCATATTTAGCTGGCCCAAATGTTGCTGGATAGTTTTCACTGCCAGACCGCGCGCCTGAAGATATAGAAGATAATCGCGAACATCTTCAGGTTCTGCGGGAAACCATTTCCGGTTATTCAACTTGCACCATGCCGCCCACGACCGGCAAACGGACAGAAGCATTTTCCAGGTATGCTCAGAAAACGCCTGGCGATCCCTGAACATGTCCATCAGGTTCTTGCGAACCTCATCACTCGTTGCATCGACCGGTAATGCAGGCAAATTTTGGTGTACGGTCAGTAAATTGGACATTTAACACTCAGATAATGGTTTTAAGTAAAGTGTACAGGATCGGCTCTGCCTTTACCTGTTTATGGTTCTCGTCATAGAAACGCCAGCGACCGCGCGTGCGTTCTATTTTCTCTTCACCGCGAGATAATGACAGTTGGTAACTATCACGCTCAAACCCTTTTGCCCGCCAGTAACCACGGTTTTTTCTCAAGCTCAAGATGAGTGGACACTTTAGCAGCTGAATATCCCATTTTTCACCTCTGATTGATTGGTGGTGCTAAGTGCGCTACGCGAAATCTGGAGCACTAACACTGCCAGCATTTCGCAGATTTTACGTAGCGCAACCTTGATCAAATGATCAAGTGATCACTATTTGACCTGATAAGGTATTGAACTGTATGGATTTACAGGTAAATTAATCATGTTCAATAACCCTTAAGATAACTTCGTATAATGTATGCTATACGAAGTTATCAGGTCCGAAGAGGAGTTTACGTCCAGCTGCGCACAAAAATCAAGAATTATTAGAGCAATAAATTTTGAGAGAAAAATCCCACTCCACCAGCTAAAAACTGGATTGTTTTTCATAGTTGTTTGACAATTGCTCTAATAAATTATAGTTTTGCCGCCGTTTCGTAATACGACTTTGGATTCACTATTTAATGTGTCTTCAGCGTTGTAGAGCGGCTCAGAAGGAAATGAGCAAACAGGGAAACCTTATACAACGGCATTACAGCTATGCATTGCTCATCTTACACACAGCGCAATGTTGTTAGATTACCCCAGCATGGATCATGGGTGAAACAGTAGGTCAGAGCTTCAGGCTCTGTGTTGTCAATACAGTGAGGCATAATTATGGCTTTCATTCAACCAACCATCGACGACGTTAGACATTGCTCTAACGCTTTATCTGTAGACCCTGCCGAAACCGACGCTGCCCGCGCCATTGCTGAACACTACTCAAAGATATCCAATCAGGAGTACCGCATCACCCAAGACGACCTGGATGATCTCACTGACACAATCGAATATCTCATGGCCACTAACCAGCCAGACTCACAATAAATGCACTAATAAATCTATTATTTTCGTTGGATCCTTCTATAATGGTGGCCAACAACTCCCAGTGTAATCCGCTGTGAGTTGTTGGCCATGTCAATTCTGGAGGAGGATCAATGATAAATTATGTCTACGGCGAACAACTGTACCAGGAGTTCGTCAGCTTCAGGGATCTCTTTCTAAAAAAAGCTGTTGCACGCGCCCAACACGTTGATGCCGCCAGCGACGGTCGTCCTGTTCGCCCGGTTGTCGTTCTGCCGTTCAAAGAAACGGACAGCATTCAGGCTGAAATTGATAAATGGACTTTAATGGCGCGGGAACTGGAACAGTACCCAGACCTCAATATCCCAAAGACTATTTTATATCCAGTGCCTAACATCCTTCGCGGTGTGCGCAAGGTTACAACTTATCAGACAGAAGCTGTGAACAGCGTCAACATGACTGCTGGCCGCATTATTCATCTGATTGATAAGGACATTCGCATCCAAAAAAGCGCGGGGATCAATGAGCACAGTGCGAAATACATAGAGAACCTGGAAGCAACAAAAGAGCTAATGAAGCAGTACCCGGAGGATGAAAAATTCCGTATGCGTGTACACGGCTTTAGCGAAACAATGCTGCGCGTCCACTACATTTCCAGTAGCCCTAACTACAATGATGGTAAATCAGTTAGTTACCATGTGCCACTGTGTGGCGTGTTTATCTGCGATGAAACTCTCCGTGATGGAATTATCATCAACGGTGAATTCGAAAAAGCAAAATTTAGCCTTTATGACTCCATAGAACCGATCATCTGCGACCGCTGGCCGCAAGCAAAAATATATCGCCTGGCAGATATTGAAAATGTAAAAAAACAAATTGCCATCACTCGCGAAGAGAAAAAGGTTAAGTCAGCCGCATCAGTTACGCGCAGCCGTAAAACCAAGAAGGGGCAGCCAGTAAACGACAACCCCGAAAGCGCGCAATAAATTATGCCCGGCATCAACCGGGCATTCTTCCATTATTCAGCCGCCACCGGTTTTAACAAGCCAGCATCGAGCAGTTTACGCGTCAACCACTGCTGGCCTTTACCCGTTAATTGAGGCGTCAACCGTATCTGGTAGCCATCTTCATCATCCAGCACCACTTCTTTCACCGTGAAATACCCCGCGTTGATGTACTGCTGGAACGGCACATTTTTACGTCCACCGGACGCTATCAGGATGCCGTTCTCCCGTAACCAGGCAAACAGCGCATTTTGTTTAAGTCCAACGACCTTTGCAAAATTCCCAATCAGGATCCCTTTAGCTACTGATACCCGGTCGGCAAAATCGACTTTAGGAGCGGCGGCCACCAGCTGCTGATTTAGCTGGTGGGCTTTCTGTTCCAGAAGCTGCTTTTGTTCAGCCAGTTCGGCAGCCAGGCGCAGAGCTTCTGGAAGCGTCTGGGGGATTGCAACCGGTTGCTGTTCTTTTTGCCGGAAGTAGCTGTCTTCCAGTTTTTCAAAGAATGCCCATGCCTGATCGGTTTCGAGCATTTTAGCGTGGCGGGCTGCGCCGCGTTCCGTCCAGAGGATGAGTGAGCGGGCTTTAGGAGAGATAGGATTTTGTGAGTTACTTAAAGTCACCCGCAAATTGTTCAAATCATCTCCAATAACTTTATAGAAATGCTTACCTTCACAAAAACGTTCAGCATTACGGGAAAAGTTCTTCTTGATGTTATCCGCATCTGTCCCATACCCCTTAGCAAGGATCTTAGTTGTCACTACACGCACTCCCTGCCACTCTAGAACGGGAATTTCATCCGGCTGACTTTGAACAACCACCAGTTCTGATTCCTGAACTAAAGGTGTATTAATTTTTTCAGATTTAACGTTAGTAGCTTTCATTCTGTGTGCCTCCTTGCGTGTTTCGGCTGCGACGGTTGCGTAATTCAGATGCCCCTGTTCGAGCAGGTATTCACGGATATCAGACAGCAGGATACGGTGAACAGCGTTCTTGTCCTTTCTCCGGTAAAGTTGTTTGGTGATCATGAAGTAGTTGGCAATAACGCCAGGTATATCCCTGGTACTGATACAGGCAGTGTGCTGTTCAATTGCCTCGATCATCTCTTCACGGGTAACTAACGATGTTCTCATAGTCCCTCCTGAGCAGAAGCGTTAACAGGGAGGCACCAGTAACTGAGAGAATTGCGTGAATCAGTGGAAAAACGGGCAGAGAAAATACATGGGGCGTCAGGAAGCTGAGAGCGGGCCTCATCTTCTGTCGGTGCAATAACGAAGTGATAGTGACGTTTTTGGCAGGAGTAAAAGCGCCAGATAAATTCAGGATGAGTTGGGGTAGGGATAGTAGCCATATTGGCAGCCTCCTTAGACGTTGGTATGTAACCACCGCAGAAGAGACCAATCTTGCTGGCGGTGGACTGTACGGAGTTGGCCTTACTGGCGTCCAAGGTAACCAGCCTACCCGAAGGTAGCCCCATACAGCCCACCATTGTAGAGGTGTGCGTGTACGCCGATACAAAAAAAAGACGCGAGCGGCGTCTGTATCGCCTTAGACTTAAGCGGGAGGCCAATCCCGGCACCCGTTTTAATGAGGTGCCTGATAAGCATAAACCGAAAATGCCTCAAGGCGCAAGAGGTCAGGTTCAATGTAACATCGGTAGTTAAAAAACACAATTTATTAGAGCAAATATTCATTCATTAAGCCATGCCAGAGCTTCATCAACCTGCGCTTCGTCTTCGACGCTAAGCACTTCATCCTGGGGAACATAATCCGCCAGCATAGCGAAACAATATGTATCCCAATGGTCTGGTGAGTGCAGGTTGAGTTTTTTCTTCATATCCTCCTTACTCATCACCTTCCATTGACCTGCGGAGTTAATCCCTACAGGGATTTTCGACGCTTCCTCAATAGTTTCATTACCCTTATCCAGTCTCATACGACCAGATTTTACGGCCTCTGCGGCTTGAACGTTGGCATAAGCACGTTTATCAAAGTACAGGCTCTTATCTTCACGGCTATGCATCTTTTTACCCCAGCGTATACGCTGTACGGTAATACCATAATACTCGTACATCAGATCCGCCGTTGCTTTACCCAGGCCATCGCCGTCTATCGCTATGGTGATATTTGGGAATCGCTCAGGATTACATTCTGCGAAAATTTTGGCGGCAAGCTGCGTTTCTGTAACGTCTGTGTATTCCAGCATTCGATAGTTGATTACACGGCGTTTATTTCTCTGGCCGGACACCATCATGATATTGATAACGGACTTATCCCGTCCCGTACCACCAGCAACGTCCACACATGCAAGCCAGCCCCATCCTTTGGCAATCTTGACTTTCCGCCGCGTCGCACGTTCAACCTCATCACGTCCAAGAAGGAAGCCATCCTGTGATTTAGGGAATAGTCCGCGTACCTTAATCATGTACATAGGGTTATCACGCCCGCCGTACTCCGCCAGCTTCATTTTGATAAATGCTGGCGTTACCAGCGGTGATTCCTCACTGTTAAGCGTGATCGCCGTATAAACGCCATCAGGGTTACCAGGACGCTTGGCCAGTTTATGGTGAGTATCGTAGAAATAGCCGCTTGGGCGTGTAGGCTGTGACAGTAATAAGATGCGGTTATCCTGTCCGGTAAGAGCACCGGTGATGATACCGAAAGCTCTATCACTGACACCGGAGGCTTCATCGATAATATACAGAAGATGATCTGCGTGTTCACCGGCGAGAGCTTCTTCACTTCCCAGACGAAAGCCCTTCGGTACTACAGTCCATACACCTTTACCAGTAACCTCATAGAAAGCGGTTTCTGTCAGAACAAAATAATCAGCAAGCCATGGAAAACGGCTGGTGGCAGTAGCCCAGTTTATCTTGATGTACTTGAATATACCGGTCATTACCTGCTGAATTTTGTTCGCAACGATAATGGCTCGGGCACCGGGATACATGATTATGAACAACATGATCATGATAGAAGTCATGTCTGATTTCCCGGTACCGTGACCAGACGAAACAGATGTCTTGCTACCCTGTTCCTGCACAGACTCAATAATCAGATCCTGCTGCCAGGTAGGTGTTTTGCCGAACAAAACATCAGCGGCCGCAATCCAGTCATAACGATATAGCGCCACCAGCTCGCGCCAACGTGGATCCGTTACGCAACTTCTGGCCATTAATCATCATCCCCGTATAGCTTGCGGGTAACTTCTTCGTCTTCCTCCTCGTCTTCGTCCAGGTCTTGTTCCAGCCATGGGTCGTTTGATACACCTTCAGTATCAACATCTCCATAACCGCCTGTATCAACGATATCGGCGATTTCTTCCCTACGCTGCTCAATCCACAATGCGGCATCGGCGCGGCGGTTGGCGGCCCGTTCTCGCGCAACTTTGTCCAGATCTTCAAGAGAAGGGCCACCGACGGCTGTTTGCCTTTCCTCATCATCGGTATTGGTCTTAGGAGCACGCAGATCGGCTTTGATTTGCTCCAGCATCAGGGGCGGCACTTTTCCGCCATGCGCCTCGATGAATTCAGCTGCTTCCAGCACTGACCAGTTATTTTCACGCTTTCGTTCGTATGCCAGCTTAACAATGCCAGCTTGCCCCATAGATAAAGCGTGCTTTTCCGCCTCCCGGCTTTCTTTTCGATAGTTATTCCGGATGCTGTAAATGGTGTTGATCAGGCTGCTTATCTGCGCGGAACAGCTGTTTAGCATGCTCGCGATACGATATTCAGGCGGAGTCCCTTCATCATCGTCTTTTTGCTGATCGCGCATTTCCTGCACCAGACGAATACACGTATCCCTGGCGTTCTCCAGCATAAGGAGATGAGAAAGAGACTTTTCCAGAAGAGTGGTTTCCAGAACATCGGCCCCGGACCGACGCAACATAGCGCGAGCGGCCTTCCGCGCTTCAACGTTATCTATCAGGTAATCGCCAGCTTCGAATTCAAAGCGTTCACCATCATCATCCAGGGTGTCGCGTTCCAGGCGATCACGTAAGGTCCGGTGGGCGCGGGTGATCACGTCATGATCATCAGAACGATCATTTATGCGCTTATTTTGGCGCTTCGCATTCTCGACTGCGGCACTGACAACGGCATTAACCCTTTGTTTTTCCGCTATTTCAGCCGCAATGTGATCACCTGCATGTTGATCATTAGAGTGATCAATGATCATGCTTTTTAGTGGCTTCCTGACTGGCTTATTTGGCTTACGGCTGTCCGCTGTTCCGGTGTCTTCTTTGAATGCACGGAGATAACGACGTGCGGTGTTTGGGTTGAGATTAAACTCGGCGGCATATTGTGCGATGGTGTAACCACCATCTCGCGCCAGGCGAGCAAAATTCTTCTTGTGATCGTCCCAGGTCACTTATGCTTCCTTTCGTATAAAACTCTTTTTGACGCGAGGGTAACGAAAGTCACATGTCAAAAGGCCCGGAACGGGCAAGCAATCAATCAGATACGTGCGGATGTGGCATTACCGTAATGACGGTGCTGACGGACCACCTTATTGAAAAGTTGACGCGCCATCACCCAAGGCTGGTGCTCCCGGCGTTCCTTTTCGTCCTGCGTCATATAGAGTTCGTTCTGGAGTTTTTCATCAAACCGGCGCGGAGCGCGGCTGCGGCGAAAGAATTCAGGATTCAGAGAGTGGATCTGAAATCTACGTGGGCGTGTACTGTCATCAATCAAAACAGACGAATACTTAGACACAGCGATAGCCTTTAAGCGCAGATAAACATCGCGCTTATCGACATCCAGATGCGGGTATTCCTTTTCAAGAATTGCTGCGAGTTCTTTCGCTGATAGAAGAGATTTAGTGCGGATCATGTAATCCGCAATCTCGTACGATGTTATTCGTGAGTGATTTATTTCCATGAAGTGGCGTCCCTGCCAGTTAAGTAACATCCTGTCACCTACTGATTAGCCCATGTCAACTAATCAACGTGGAATATAATACCCTCGATTAAAGAAATAGCAATACATTAGAGCAATTTTATCTAACGCTCGACGAGTGACTTGTGATAGCGCCGACTCCAAGCGCGTAATCAAAGAACAATCGTTGATGCATCGCCAGCCTACCGTGCGTCTTCTCCCAATTATCGCGGTCACGCTCAATATCACGCTGGCATGACTGGCACAGAGGAATTGCGTAAATGTCATGCGCGCATAATCGACTATGACGAACGATATAAGGCGTAATGTGAGCGCCAGCTCCCGCCGCTCCACACCCACAGCATGGACGGGAAGCAACAAAGTCCATGTACTCAGGTAATTTTAGCGATTGCAGTTTTGGTATTTTGAAATGCGCCATGCCAGGGTCGGAGTCAACATCCACAGGGCATACTTTTGCACGCATCGGCGCGGCGCGTTCTTCCATCATCTGAACATATGCTGTAGCGCGATCGTCATACGGGCGAATATCCGCCTCTTTCAGAGGTCCGCTATCCTGCGTTGCGGCTTTCATCTTATTTATTGATATACGGCAAACTTCTTCCGGCATCAGGTGCATCATGTTGCGCATGAAAGCCCACCAGCACAGTTCCTGAATACTTAAATCATGGCCATCTGAAAGCCCCATTTCCTGACGGGCGACATCCAGTATCCAGTTAACGCGATTATTATGCAGCGTTTCTTTCAGCTCATTAAAACCACGCATCCGGTAATGGTTATCGTGATGCCAGCACAACAACACCGCGCTATTGTCTCGTTCAGCGTGGACAATATGGTTGTCACACCAACTACGATCTGCGGCCTGGCATTGCCCCTCTTTCCTGCGCAACCACGCCACCAGCGAGTCAATTCCACCAATACGGCGAAACAGTTCATCGCTGTTAAAAAACGGCTGCAACGCCTCATTTGTTGCCATAGTTTGCTCGGAAACAACGAGGCCGTCGTCCATGTGCTCGATTAACTCACTCGGCACCGGCTCCATAATAAATTTACGGCCAGCCTCCACCAGCTTTCTGACCTCCTGATCCACTTTGAACGTGGCGAGGCCAAGCTCTTTCTGTACAAAGGGAGTAATTACGGCTTTCACATCACACCTTTCATCACTGATTGGGCTTTATCTGCTGCCCGGCATTCTCTGTTTAAGCACAACCATTTCCTGACGGCATAACACAGCAATAGCTGTCCTGGCACCAATTTGCTTACCAACCAGGTATTGCTTTACCTTGCGGCGACTCACGCCATCAAGAAGCATCTTTAACGCTTCACGGGACAACTTGTTGTATTTACGTGCCATTAATCTACTCCGCAGAACCATACAATCTACGTAACGTGTCGGCGACAGAAGATACAGATATCTCGCCAGTCGCAGCGCCTACGGTAAGGTCTGCCAGTTCAGGTGAATCAAATACCTGCACCCCGTTACGGCGTAGAAATAGCAGCGCACTGTTTAGCGCGGTACGCTTATTGGCATCATTGAATATATGCCCTCTCGCAGTAGCCACCAGGTAGGTGGCGGAGACTTCGAAAAGGTCGGTGATATCTTCGTAGGCAACTCTGGCCTGAACTCTCCCGATAATGGCCTCTGCCCTACCCGGATCTGACATTCCCGGCAGGCCGCCGTAGCGGTTTATATTCGCATCATGAAGCGCAATAAGTTCTTCCGGTGATATATGCCTCATTATCGGTTAACCAGTTCCTTGTTGGTGGAGTCCAGGGTGTCAAACAGGGATGCAAATTCAGCATCCAGCGCCGCTTTTTTGTAGGCTTCGAAAGTAGCCTTGCTGACAATTACTGCTGGCTCACGGCCTCTGCGGGTGATTTCAACCTCTTCCCCGGCTTCAACATTGTTGAGCACTTCAGAAAGGTTGCCACGCGCGGTACGGAAGTTAATGGATTGCATAAACACCTCGTGTACTCGTTATGTGTACACAATTATAAACTTCACAGGCATAAAGCACCAGCACTTTGCAGCTTAAATAACCGGACAATCATCAAATTCCCCACTTCGGGCATCATTGATGACATGAGTGATCACACCAAAAACAGCATTACTGCCCGTGTATCCATCGTCGTCTACTGGTAACGCCTCTTTCTTCCCGGTGCTTAAGTCCTCCAGGTGCTGGCGCGGATACTTCCTGTATCTCTTTATGCGATATTCACCCTCCATAGCGCACACAAGCAGAGAACCATCAACCGGAGTAAGCGAGGAATCAACCACCAGCAAAGCACCCTGCAATATTCCCTCACGGTGATGGCTATCAGCTGCCCGCATGAAGTAGGTCGCTGAAGGATGTCTAATTATCTGCTGATCAAGAGAAATTCGGCTTTCAACATAATCTGCCGCAGGAGAAGGGAAGCCCATAGCGTTTTACCTCAATGATACTGTTTATTCATACAGTATACATTGAAAAGGCATAGTTTGTGAAAGCGGGGTTTGTAGGCGCGCCACGCTGGGGGCTAATCACATTTCTCCCCCATCTTGCCGTTATTTTTTTGGTGCATCCTCGTTCTGATACACCGGATCGCTCCCTTTTGGCAACTGGAGGCTTAACTGCCGATAGTGCCGTAACCGTTCCATGAAATAGGTGCGCAGATTCTCTGGTTGCTCGCGGGCTACCTGTTCAGCTATGACAGGTATGTTCAATCGCTCTTTGTACGCCACACCGCTGGCAGCCAGATCAACGTTAACCTTATCCCGTTCTTCCTGACTTTTAGCTGCAATATTCCAATCGTGCATATCAAATCCCATCCAGAACAATTGCGTAACGACTATTATTTAACCAGCAAAGTAACTTTTAATTTTTTTCTTTTCCCATTGATTTTTGTGCACAGCTTATCTGCCTTGCCGTGCGCAGAATCAACTTTTTTCTTCCTGATTTATCCACAAAGTTATGCACTTGCAAGAGGGCCATTTTCTAAATATTGTGATGTTTCACAAATGAAATGAATTTTGATTAATGAAGATAAGGAGAAAATTTGAGATGCAATCATGACGTTAATAGATAGGGTCTGCATTACAGACCCCATCCGCATCAAGGAATTAGCCGTTCCCTGATGTTGTTCCGAAAACATGTGCCGTAAGCTCACGTTAACGACTTTCTTTCACCGAATCCAACTATATAGGGGTTGGGTTTCTACGTCAACGTGAGCAAGTGCTCCTTTACATTTGACAAGGAACCACCTTAATGACTGCTTTTTTTCAGTTCCTGAGTGCATTTTTAGATGCGCCTGTTATTAGCCAGATTCTGGCGATCATCCTCATCATCGTTTTGATTTTGCTTTTAAGGTCAGTAAAAAATGGAATTATGCACTGGCTTACTTAATGTTCAGTGAAACATTAAAATCTCCTTGATGTGGAAACAATCATTTTCTGTATGTGCTGGTGGGTACCTGTAGTTCAGCTTTCGTTGGCATTTAACTTCGTCTTTGCTTTCTCCACCAGCAACTTCCAGATGCCTATTTCATTAGCAGCCGCCTTGATGGCGGCATAAAAAGCATCTTGCTGATCGTAACGCTGAATCTGTTTTTTCAGTTTTGCCTCCACCAATTTAATTTCATTACGTGCTTTCTGAAGCCGCAGCGCCGCCCGGTTACGTCTTTTCTTGTATAGCGCGTTAATCTCTGATAATTGCTTTAATTTACCAGCCTGACTGCGGATTATCGCCTCTCTGACTTCTGCCGTGCGTCTCATCTGATCTCTTAAGAGTTCACCGTTTTCGATAATTCTTTCAAGGTGTTTGATGTGATCTGCAACTCTCATACTTCACCCTCGCTTGTATCGCCAGCATCCACCAGCGGCAATAAAGCCCTGGCCATCTTATGAACCAATAGTGCATCAATAATGCCAAGCGTATGCCCCGGCTTAATGTTTAATGCCGCCTCAAGGTGACACCTTTCCAGGCCACTTTTCTCGGCTTGTTTATGATGATCTGGTGTAATAACGTCGCCCAAAACACGGCTAATTCTTTCTCGTAATTGCTGGGTGCCAGCACACTTGATCGCTGTATCGTGGAGACGGTTAACCAGTTCGCGATAAACATGCGGCTTAATTCGGATACGTTCACCGGTGACGCCCTTTCCTGGTGCTGGCACCGAACTATCCGGAATATCCGGATAGTTGCCAGCCTCGTAAGCTACCCGCAGCCAGTGCATGAATGTTTCAGTGGACACACAACCACAGTCCACATCGATTTTCCCGCGTTGCTGTTCCAGCCATTGCCCAAAATCCAACCTGTAAGTCTTACTTTCAAGTTCATCACCATTGAACTCGACTTTCTGCGACGCTATGAGAGCTGATTCGTATTGTTCGCGAGTGACAACTGACTGGTATTCATCGCTATCAAGGTCACCAATTGGAAGCTCAATCTCACAACAAAAATTGCGCCCAAAGAAAGTGTCTTTTTTGTGGTCTGAGCCAAAAGCAAAAGTCGCGCATGGTGCCATTAAATTGACACTGGGTAGGTAACAATAACTCATTCCATCAGGCCACCCGCCGCACTTAGGCAGTTCCTTCACTAACAAGTCGATAAACTTCATTTTTTTATCATCTTTGCAAGCCGCCAAAGCCATTTGGGCAAGTGCCAATACTTCATCTGCCGTATATCCAGCACCGTGACCATACATTTCGATACGGGAAATAATCTCTGATATACGCTCTTCAGTGATTCTGGTCATTTCTTTTTGCGCCATTTCTTTTCACATTCCTTAGTCCATTTTTCAATGTTCATTTTGGCAATATCAGTCATTCCATCACCTAAGAAATACTTTCTCCGGTACGTCTTGCACTTAAACCACACTACAACAGCCACCAGCCAGAAAATAAAAGGCCATACAGCAATACCAACTCCAGCCGCGATAAAGCCCAATAGCCATAAATGAAGCTCTCCAACTTCTGTTTGCGGCAATATTCTTAAAGAATTAAGCAGCAGACTGAAGGAATAGTCGTATGCATTGGCGGTATAAGACATGCAATCCATATAATTAAAGTCATAGCCTGCGGCTGCCGCCCATAATGGGCGGTCAAGAAAATGTTTTAGTGTCATCATATAAATTTAAGGTTCAGACCAGTTATCTTCAATAGCAATGCTTAATCTTTGTAGCCATTCTGCTAATTTCAGCATTGCTTCTCTTTCGCTTAAACCACGAGGAAAATCATCAAGCGAAATTGTTGGCTTGAAGCCCCCGTAACTATCTATTTCAACAGTCAGATTTTGCTCCAGCACGGTATTCCTTACGCGGCTATTGTGCCGAAGCAAATATACTGAACGTGATTTATTGGTTTTATGGTCAAACTGATATTCGGTAAGTATCATCTGGCTTTTGCCATGACTATTACCTCTCCACATACTTACCTCACTTAATAAAACAACTCCATGCGTAGTTGATGATTTTTTCCCACGTAATATAAATCTGCACTCCGGCAGTAAAACCAAAGCCAACAATTGCTGAAAAAATCAAAACATTTACTTTTGACATTATAAATTTTCTCTCGGTGTCGTAGGTGATAGCACCATAATTGATAATTTAGTGAGTTAGCAGTTCCATTTTTTGGATGATTTCCGCATGAGCATCATCGTTATCAACACTTAACTCGTTTAATGCCTCTCGCACTACATCAACTTCTTCTGGTTGGAAGAAGTCATCTCGGTAGTCACCAAATAGAACCGAAACAAGCCTGCCACCAGCAACATCAAGATTGGCGCTAACAGGTGGCTCTTTGCCATCCTCAAATTCGACTACAAAAGTTATTTTTCCCATCGTTACCACCAGCGACAAATTGAATACAAACCCAGTGCTGCCGCCATCACAATTCCTACCGTGGTGAATGCTTCAGGCCAGCTCATTGATTCACCTCCTGCGGCGGTTCTGGTAGCGGCATCCAGTGTGATGGAATCCACGACGCACCAGGTATTACCCACCCATCATTAGCGTCAGGATGCCCCGGGATGTAAGTCGCCCATTTCATTCGCCAGTCACCTTTCCTGTCAAACTCCCTGGCAACAAGAACGGCTGTTTTGGTATCCGGCATTCGCTCACTACAGCTTATCCAACCATCCGGAGTTACCGGAGAGTTGCCAGCCAGTCTACGCAAAACAGCCTTAACAGCCTCAATACGGTCATCATCGCAATTTTCCAGCGTATCTATGCGGTCGAGCATGATGATGGCGTTATCAATATCAGGATTGCCAGTCCACTCATTACCGCGATTGGATTCGGCAGCCTGGTTGCCAGATGCTGGCTGATTGTCGGCTTGGCTATAGCTAACAGCACGGCAGGCATCCTCTACGTTCTTCACTGCATCTGCGCAGTAGTTATAGCGATTGCATTCCACTAACTTCTGCTTGAGATTTTCAATTGCTTGCGCGACATCAGCCTGTATTGGCGGAACGGCTGTTTGCTCTCGAACGTCATTAGTCGCTATCGGTTCTGCTGCCAACTGACTGGCATATTTGTTAATGGTAACGATAAGCTCTTGCTCGGCCTCATCCAGACAATCACCGATACCTCGCCTGTCACCGTCAAAATCATCGAAATCGGCACGAATCCTGGCAACCTCCCGGATTGCGGACAACACTTCACCAGGAATAAGCGGAGAGTTGCCCGATAGTACATTCTGCTCCAGCGATGCCAGAGCAATTCGTGCCAGTTCTTCCGCTTCTTCTGCTGGCAGTACAACGTTGCTACCAGGTCCGTATGTTTCGCGCCACTGCTTGATTGTCAGTAGTCGCTCTTTGGTAATAGTGATCATGCCGCGTTTCCTTCTTTCTTATTAACAATTACACCGTCATATATTTCATTAAGGTGCCCTCTTAACTCCATGCGCCTTAATGCAGATAACATGTAATCGCATTCAACCTGCTTATTTCCAGTAAATGGCTTATCGTCAGGATTACCCCAACAGCAATTACCCTTGGGCCACCCATGTACTTTCCGTACTCTTCCGTTAACAACGTGAAGTAATCCCCAGCCAGGTGGTAAATCCTCAATTGAAATAATTCCCGGCTCACTAATAAAGAATCGCCAGTCGCCCATTCCAAGAGACGGATTTTTACGAAAACGCTTTTTTCTATCTGCCAACAAGTCAGCACGAGAACATTTCGCCTCTATCAGGCATGATGCTGAATTTCTGAATCCCATAGCATCTGGCTGTTCTCCGGTACTGGTTACAGCTATAAAGCGGTCATGAAAACAAACCTTGAACCCGTTGCGCTTAAGGAACTTGTACGCAATCTGACAGAGTTCGCGGTGTGTTAACGCCATATCACTCTCCTTTAGTGCGCAAGTGGTTTTTCCAGCGGTTTTGCGCCGCGCTGGGCTTTTTGCAAAAACCACAATCCATCATCCCGTAATGTTTCATTAACCCCATCCGTCGGTTGCTGAGTCTCACCCACTGCCAGACGCCAGGAGCGTTTCTACGAACTAACAGAATCTTTGCTTTACGGTTTTTCATCGCTTTGCTCTCCTGCGTCTCTTTGCTGCTCGTCGTGCCGCTGCAATACCGGTATGGCGGCGCTTTGGTGCCGGGATGATGTTGTCAGCCATCAGGACATGTGGCTTTGCAATTAGCGCAGAAGCCCAAAAACGAGTCGGGTACGGTAACAAGCCGATACATGCCACACGCACTACTCACCTCCGTTGATGCGAATGCCAGCGGCACGGGAATCATTCCATCGCTTTACTTCTTCACGAATTACGTCAATGCATTCTTTCGAATCCATTAGGTAATCTTCATCAAAAAGCCTTTCCTGTTCGTTTTCTATCGCAACAATGATTGCTTCAACTAACTTTTGTGCCTGAGAACCACTTTCTAACTCTGCAATGCGCTTCTCTGCGGCTTCCAGCTTCTCGCGCATATCGTCAACGTACTCGACCAGAGATCCGCCAGCAGGAATTTCGCACTCCTCGACCAGTTGGAAGTAGATATCAGCTGCGGCCCGTGTGTTGCTATGCCTAGCGTCGCCCATCTCACCTTCACGAAGAGCATCGCGTTCGGCGGTAAGATTGGCTATTTTGCTGTCTTTGCCTTCCAGCTCAACACGCAGCTTCCCTACCGTTAGCGCAATTTCCTCGTTCTCCTGGTCGCGGCGTTTGATGTATTGCTGGTTTCTTTCCCGTTCATCCAACAATGCCAGCGCGATATCTGGCGAAAAGTGCTTCATAAAATCGTTAAGCGCATTAATTCGCTGATCGAAAGGCATTACAGGTGCTTCACCAGCAATTTTTGTTTTTTCAGCGATTTCACGAAGCTTTTGATAATCAATCTTGCTCACTGGTTGCCTCCTTTACGGATCTGCGCTGCGATGCGCGAAAAAAAAGACTCCCGCGTATGACTGTTAAGAGCTGGCGCGAACGCTGCGTTAAGAACAGCAGCATCACAGCCGTCATCAATATAGAGCGCAATTTTTTTCTCCAGGCGCGCTTTGGCTTCCTGCAACTGCATACCCCGGCACGCACGCGGGATATAATCAGCAATTTGAGCGATAGCCTTTTCGTTCTGTTTAAACATGCTTCACCTCGATAGGCTTGATGGTGTCTAACAGCAGTCGACGGCGCGTATTTTCTGCAAAGTGGCGGCGTCCAGTTTCTTTGTGGTAAAACTCGTTTTTGCCAACGACCCACATCCGCTCTGTTTGGTGCAGTTTTTTTACCTTCGGGCCATCTTTGGTGATCACGGTACCGGTATGGGTTTTTACGATTGTCATTCCACTACCTCTTCGAATTTCAACTCCAATTGGTCACCCCAGATTTCACATGATTCGGAACACGAACCAGTATCAAACCGCTTGGCCAGCACCATCGCCTGATACAAATTTCTGTAGTCACTGTCGGCATACATTCTGGCAATCCCGTCAAGCGTCAGGTGGCCACGGTACATAACGTCTTTACCTGTTCTGCGATGACCATCCCTGACGTGTTTGCCTGTAACCAGTTCATTAAAAACCCGCATCAGACCTGGTTCGTCTTTACATGCAAGCCCCAGCTTTTGCGTTGACTTTTTGATGCAAAAAACACAGTTCCCGAGGTGCTCCGGGATTTGCAAATCAAAAGGTTGTTTTCGCCACCACCGGATAACATCCGACTTATCAAAATCTGACAGTTCGGCAAGATACCGGACGCCCGGTTTCGGTTTCAGCCTACGGGGTTCGTCCGCACGAATACCGAGCCATGTGATGTAATTCCCTCGCCCAAAATGGTCATCGCAATATTTCGTGAAAGGGGTGAGTTTTAGCCTGTCGGTACAGAACGCGCCGCCGATGTATGGCGTACCGTACTTTTTAACCATGTCCATAAACGGTTTAAGCACCGGCATTCGCGTCTGAATATCCTTTGGTTCCCATTCCGTATAACCATTTGGCTGCCCAAGTTCTGGATTTATATCGACCTGCAACACCGTTAGCGGTACGTTCCAGAACTTCACAACCTCACGAATAAAGCGATACGTCAGAGGATGTTCACAGCCGGTATCCATAAAAATGAAATGGACGCTAGCGCCAGCTTTTCGCTGTGCTTCCATCAGATGAACGAGATAAGCCGATGTTCGTCCACCTGAAAAGCTGACGACTTGATGCATACTCACGGTTTATTCCTGAATGCGCTTAAACTCGATTACCCACACCCAGGGATTAGCGTTCCAGCTTTCTTCACCATAGATGGATTCCCACAGGCGCTGGAACGCAACCTTGGCCATTGCGAAATCCCCCTTGGGAGTAAGGAATGTTCCCGGGTGATCAGGAAGCAAACTTCCAGCAGGCGGAACGCCCTCAGCCCTTGCATCGCATTCGCTGATATCGTTCAACCGTTCAACGCGCACGTTGGTAATTTCCAACAGAATGCGTGATGCCCATCGCGGCATGTGAATTGATGGACGCCACCCACCATCAAACTTTTCATTCACAGTGTGAGGTTTCCAGTCGGCATCATCGGGTATCGACCATAAGCCGTAATCACCAGGTTTTTGCTCGCAACTGGCCCGATAAATCCTTGCTGCGTTCTTCTCATCGCCACGACAAAGGTTGTCGTTCCAGTCCACACTGCAACCATCCTCATTGCCTAATATCGCCCATGTTTCACGAACCCAAATTCGATCGCCGACGATACCAAATGGGCAATTGAAAACACTGCTTACACCATCAGCCCCGTACCACTGAAAACCTGCACCAATTTTTCTAACCATCACTGGTGCTTCTGGACCAACTTCCGCAGGCTGATTTTTCATTATCCGCCGCGTCTGCGTTTTCCTTCCTTCGAGGATGGCCCGGACCATCTCATCGTTGAAAATCATGCCGCGCTCTTTCACTTCGCCTTTCATGCATCCCCCTTACCCATGTGCGACGATGCCGCCAAAAGTGATAGAGAACAGCCAGAAATAGATCGCGGCCATAATGATTTTGAATGCCGTGTTCATATTTTCAGCTCCTGTGATTGATTGGATACATGCCGCGCCTTGCGGCATGTTTTTATTTTCACTTTCTCTGTTTTAAAAATCAAGATTTATTAGAGCAATTATTGTTGGTGGAGAAGCGCGTTTTCATACTCCCTGACCATTAACGTAAGTACGCCGTGACTCCTGAAAACACGCGCCACTTCAATCTTATCTTCCAGCGCGAACGCAATTTTACTTAGACCAATTTTCTTCAGGAGATCAATCTTTGCTGGACCGTCATTTCTGTCATCGGTGGCAGGACGCATAGATAGCAAAGGCTCAGCCCCGTTTGTTACGTACTTCCGCAGCCAGGCTCGTGTTTTATCCCTTGCGATCTCACAGCGCCCGGTTACAAACCAGACCGTGTAAACGTTAAATAACTGGCGCACCATATCAATAACCGGAGTGATGGGAGTATCGGTGTCACAGGCGAGATTAAACTCGTTCCAGTCCTTTGTTAATGCACCTTTACCTGGTGGCGGAAGCAAATGCAGTCTGTCTTCAGTTGCCTCTGATATTGTTCCATCAATATCAACTATGACGATATACGGACGTTCCTGGTGTGCGTGTTTATTGAAAATACTCAAATGCCCTCCTCATTGGACGAAAAAAATGCTGGTGGGCGCACTCCACCAGCATTAAAAGTGACACTGTAACTGTCAGCGAACGTAAATAGTGCCGCCGTTCTCTTTTTCCCATGCATCGCTACGTGCATAGCAAACATCGAGAAGTCTTCTTGCCGCTGTTTCCTCTAAACCCAATTCGACAACCAACTGCTCATGACGGCGGGTAACCACATCAAACAGGGTATGCAGCCCTTTAGCTGCCAGATCATCAATAAATTCCGGTTCGAACGGCAGCTCTGCATCTGCCAACATAACCTCTTGCGCCCACTCGACACGGCGGACCAGTTCCGGGCGGCGGCTTTCCATCTCTTTACAGATCAATTCATGGAAGAACTCTACCCAACCTTCCGGCTGGAACTCGCGGAAAATGGCCAGCGGCTGGAAGTTTGGCATCAACCATTCGTTGATTCGGATATCAATGGCATAGCCCATGTCGCAGCAGAACTGATAAGCAAAGTCCAGCTTAGAAACGATATAAGGACGCTCGTTATTGAACTCTTTAGGCGATGAGATCCCATAAGCCAGGAGGCGCGGGAAGAAGGAGATTTGCCCTAACGTCGGATGAAGTTTGCTTGCAGGGAAACGGCGCTCAGTAATGCCATACATTTCCTTCTTGAGCGTCGCAAATTTGGCATTCTCATTAACCAGCGCGGTAACCTCTGCTTTTTTATTAGCAAATGCCACGCGCGCTTCGCTTGCATCTTTAATAGTTTTTTTGAGCTGTTGGTTAAGGTCGGCGACCTGCTTACGCAGTTCCTGTCGCTCGCTTTTAGCTTTGTTATAGCGTTTCTCAAGGTTAAAAGGATCAAGTTTCATGATCTCTTTATATTGAGATTTTAGCGTTGAAATCTGTGAGTTCCGCAGTTCAACCATCGCGGTCATTTCATTGAGTTTTGTTTCCAGCTCAATGCTTATACGTTCGGCATTATCAGCACGCTGGTTGGCGTCATGCGTCGCATCGTCGATCGCGTCCTGTTGCTGGCGTTTCAAATGTTCAATTTGTAGCTGAAGCTCTTCAATTTCTTTACCCTTCAGACCGAGATCCAACTGCATATTTTCAGCTGCATCTACCAGGGAGTTATGGCTATCAGCTTCTGCGTTATAAACATCAATAAGCTGTGCGTGAAGCATCTCCGCTGACTGAACCGCATTATCAAAAAAACGCGCTGTGAGGTCATCACAACTAACGCGGCGTTGCGCGGCCCGGATGTTCTGGATAATGGCCGGGATACCGGCATTCAGGACATCAGGGATAGATACATTTTCGATTGATTGGTTTTGTGCTGAAGTGCTCATTTCAAAGTTCCGTATTAGCTTGTGCTTCGGTCATTTTTCCTAAGTATGAAGGAGGAAGGACTACGCAATTTGTATCCAGTCCCTCACCTATGGCAGCCTGTAAAATTCTGGCTAAGGTGAGTCTCTTGTTGCGATACCTGGTGATGACATGCCTGATACCGCCGGTCGGCGTAACAAAGGCGATCAGCCAGTAGTGATATTTCCGTCGGAATGGCCACATAGTGCACCTTGCAGATTGCTCTAATAAAAAACGTGATGAGTGTACATCACGTTTTAAAAATATGGAATTATTAGAGCAATATTATTCTGATTCTCGCTCAAAAAATGAGCTGATAAGGGGAAGCCAATCCTCTGACACTTCGCGAGGTCGCGGTTTGCCGTGGAAAAAGATTATTCGGCAGTCTTTTGGTAATGCCCCATTCCCCCTGGAGTAACGCGCGCTCGCATATTTTGAACCAGGTTCCACAACATCGGCCTTGTAACTTACAAACCATCCTGGATACAGATCCTGAAATGCTGGTGTATCATCGCCCATAACCTTTCGTAAGAACCCCTGGTCACCCCAGCACTCAGTAGTGACACAACGAGAAATCCAACCTTCCGGATCTTGCCAGAATGAACTCCAGATATGCGCTTTAACACTATTTGGTATCCACAGGGCACCGCTGCCACGATATTGTGGATGGTAAAAATCCCTAAGCATGGTGAAGCTGGTTGGTGGATGCTCTAGGATTGGGCGTATATCACCGGCAATAACCGTGTCCAAATCCAGATAGAACAGATCATCGGTTATATCCGGTCGGAACAACTCGATTTTCGCCCACCAGCCACGGCACTTTTGCCACTGGTTGATCAATGGGATAACTTTGACGCCAGGTACATGTAAACACTTCAGGTCTGTCAGGCAAATAATTTCATAGTCTTTTGGCAGTTGATTAACCAGCCACTGCACATCGGAAGCGTTATAGTCACCACCAGAGCGAAGAACTAAAGCAATCTTCATGCTGCACCATCACCTTTCACTTTCATCAATGTCAGGTTTCCGCAAAATACGGCACCAGTGTCGATATACTGCTGATTCCAGAATGTCTTCGGGCTTTTCACCGGAGTGTGACCAAAGATAAAACGATCTGCGCCCGAAATTTCGCCACCAATATCATCCATCGAATCACTGATACGCTCGCGCGCCCAGACAACGTTGAAAAGCGGCACCTCCTTACCGAATTGGTATTCATTATCCGGATAGTCGGCATGGGCTATAACGATAGTTTCTTGCCCCGTGTTCAACTCAATGATATAGGGCAGACGCTTTACCAGCTCCACCAGCGCCCAGGCTAATATTTCCTGATCAGTGTCCAGCATGAAGAACCATTGTCCGCCATTCATTAGCCAGTTATTCACGTTGCCATCTGGACTTAACGCATCAATCATCAGCCGCTCATGGTTCCCCATCACTGCCCTGAACCAGGGCATCTGCAATAGTTCCAGACATTCGACATTTTCAGTACCGCGATCGATAAGGTCGCCGACCGATATCAGTAAATCCTGCGCCGGGTCAAAATCCACACGATGGAGTTCGGACATCAGTCTGGTGTAGCAACCATGCAGATCACCAACAACCCAGACATTCCTGTATTTGGTACCGTCGATACGGTGATAAATTGTGGGTGCCATCATGTATTCTTCAGCCATTCTTTAAGAGTCATCTGCGGAATACCTCCCATTTTCCCGCATGAAACAACGTCAATCTGTTCACGCGCAGACTGGAATAACAAAGGCAGGTGACTTAGATTTTTTGGCGTGCCGCCGGAGTGAACGCGTAGTTCTTGCGTAGCGTCAACGCCCACCAGAGCTACATGTTTGAATCCGATATGTAAAGCCAGGTTCAGAGCACCATATGCACTATTGCCGCTGGCAATTTCATTCTCATCTTCGCAAAGGCCGAAATGTGCGGACCAGCGCCACGCCCACCACTCGGGAGAATTCGTATTTTTTGGCTCCATGCCGCGTTCAGCCACACGACGGAAGCACAGAACGCCATCTCTGACTTCACGTTCTTTAACATCGGGTAGTGCCATGCAATAACAAACACCACGGCGACGGCGGCCACGACCAACGCGCCGCATATTGTCTGGGGATGGATCAAGGGTGAAAAAATAAGAAGCGCGGTTAAGCCAGTCGATGGCCCCATTGACCGCTATAATCGGCACTCCGCGCGGCGCAACAAAGTTTGCGGCGCTTGGGCCACTGCCGACGATAATAACGCGATCACTGCCTCTAAATTTATTCTTGGGAAACATTGAATTGCACTGCTCCTACTTGCATTCAAAATATGTAAATCTGCGTGTTTTTTGCGGGTATCCAGGAACTGCTGTTGCCATTTTGAAATAGACACCTGCGTTGGATTCCGTAGTGCTTGAGGGTGCGCGCCATGCCAATGAAGGCCGTTTTGCAGAGAACAGTCATAGCCGACTAATACCACTACTTCAGCCCCTGATTCAGCAGCCAGACTGATAGCCTGCGCGCCGCTATTTACCCCTTCCGCCGGTCCACAATATCGCCTGTACTCCAACGAAAATGATTTCGCCGCCGCCAGGTTGGCTGTCACTTTGCGGAACCTCCCTCCCGGTATGGTGGAACCGTATTGCTTCCACCATGACAAATCACCGGCGTATAAGGCATAAATGTCATCGAACATCTGCCAGGAATTGTTAACCGCGATGATTGAACAGCCAGTTTTTTCTATAGCAGCACAGTCCTCACGAGTGAGTGACGGACCGCTACCGACACAAAAAACAGTCCTAGTCGCCCTGGGTGGTATGTTCATTCTCAGCTGCAAATTCAGCCTCCAGGCGAGCATTCATTTCAGCGATTACAGGGTCCACTACAGCATCTGTTTCCTGTTCATTACGCGGCATGACCGATGCCAGCGACTCATAATTAACCTTGGATGACACGATTATTCTCCCGATGTTAAAGTGCACTACCACAAAGAGCGTACATGCACTAATTAATTTATTATTTTAAGCAGCATGCAACCACTTATCGCCGTTCAATACATGCTCAATAGCCTCACCCTTTTTAAGACTTATGTATTCCAGGATGGCGGTAATCGCTTGTTCTGCACCGTACGCAAGAACGACGTAGTAACCTTCCTCTCTAAGCCTGCGCATCCAGGCGATCTGCTCTTTCGTCGGGGCTTTACCATTTGGTTCTTTAAGCTCAATTCGCATGCCGTGATAAATACCGCATGCTTTATCGAGACTCATGTCCGGATAACCTTTTTTCTGCCCTTCAGCCTTCATTTTCCCGGCGGTTGCTTTTGAACGTTTCCCTCCGTTAGGCGTTGCATGCAACAGCTCATAGATGTCAGGGTGCTTGCGTTCGAAGTAATCAAAAATGAAAACCTGCTCGAAGTGCTCGCAATTTCCGTCGCGCAGGTCTGGGTTCTTTGCAAGTGCTGCAAGTGCCTTCGCATGTGGAGAAACTTCTTTTACCGGCGCAAGCGATAAGAATGGATCCTTTTTGGTTTTTGGCCTGGACCGCCCCTTATTTCGACGCTCACTAAAAGCCTGAAACTCTTCCTCAGTAAAGCGCAACATAATCAGTCAAATCCTGCCGGTCGCATGCCATATTTACGCTGTTTTGCGGCCTGCTCTTCCCTGTGCCATTGCGCACATTCAGCGTCACAATAAATGCCTGATTCAATCGATTCATTGCAGTAACGACACTTCCCTGTAAATACCTGGCTCACGACCTGTGCCTGCTTTCTGATGTTATCGATGGCCATGTCTTTGAGAGCTTCTAACTGATTCATGCTCAGCTCTGCATCATCAACACGTTCTGCCAATTTTGTTTCCTCGTGAAGAACCTACTTAAGGGCAGAATGATACATTTCACAATCAAAATTGCACTAATAATTTTCTTTTATTGAGTTAAATATTCAACAAATGACTAGCGGTAGAATCACCATCATCTATTTCTGGCAGGCTGACTATGGCTACATCAATCACTACAACCCAAAGCACCCGGCAATATCCTCTGTCGCGGTATGACGACCGCAACATAGCCGATCCAATACTCAGGGCAGAGCTACGCAAAGAGGTGATGCTTATGTGTGAATCGAACGACAAGAATCTGACGATTTATTACGTTCTTCCCGATGAGCAATATCGCCCGGATTTGCTGGCTTACCGTATGTGGGGCATAGCAGAGCTACGCTGGGTTGTGACGCTCGCCGCCGGGCTTGAGGATGAGTCTCAGGGTATGACTGTTGGCAAAAAATTAAAACTCCCACCTGCCACCTGGATCCGCGAAATGATTCGCCATTTCCAATACGACGGCCAGGTAATAGGGACATTATCCATTGCGTAAGGGAAATGAATGCCAACTGAATATGCTCGCGACAACCTTGGTCGCTATCAGACTGATGGATTAAGTGCAAAAGACTTTAACAAGGTCTTCGATCTTATCCGTAAACAGCAGCGTCAGAATCGGCGAAACGCGCGACGTACACTCACCCCAAGGATTATGGGGATGCGTAACCGCGAACTTGAGGCATTCCTCAGCCTTGGGAAAAAGAAAGATGGCACCTACTTTACGCCCGAAGATATACGCAGTTTCAACACCTCAAGGCAGGCTCATAAAACCAAATTCAAGAGCACGGTACCCGGCATTACCTATGCTCAGCTGGTGGCGCAGTCCACCAGCATTGATATAAAACGCGCTAACAACAAGGTTTCTGATGGCACAGGGATCAAAGCCGCGACATTCCTCGGGCTAAAACACAACCTTGCATTGATATCTGTTAATGCCTCGGATGAGTCGGTCCACCAGCATCACCGTGTCAGAATTCGATTTGAGGAATGGGATAAAGCCGTTGAGGAAATTGCTGAAGACGGTGCGAAAAAAGCCCGAATCGCTGCCGATCTCTGCAAGGGCCGGGTATCTTTCGACTGTGATTGTGGACGCCATCAATACTGGTATCGTTATATGGCCACTGCTGGTAACTATGCTGTCGCGCCGCCAAAAGAGTATGCATTCCCCAAGATCCGCAACCCTGATCTGACTGGTGTAGCCTGCAAACATGTGTTGCACGCTATGACGCGTTTTCAGTCTCCCACATGGCACAAGGCCATCATTATTGCCCTGGAAAAAGCAGCTGAACAGGTAGCCTTCGGCGATGACAAGCGGAAGACAACAACCTATTTCAAAGGCGAACTGGCTAAATCGCTCGCGCGCAACCGGACAACAACGACGGATCAGGCTAAAGCGGCGCGTGAGTATGAGTTATATCTGAAATCTCAGGATGCATTAGGCAAAAAACTACGCGCCAAAGATAGCGCCACGGACAACGTTCGCCGGTTGTTAAAAAAAGCTCGCACCACGGCAAACAGGAAGAATGCCGAACTAAAAGCATCGCGGGTGAGGGAAGCCCAGGCTCGCGCTGAAGCCGACGCTCTCAAAAAAGCCCTGCAAACGCAGGCGAACAACCTCATAAAGTTTTTCATGAGTCAGGGAATGGACAAGGCCGCTGCCACTGCGCAGGCGCGAAGCATTCTTGAGACACAAATTAACGAAGCCCGTAAACGGAAAGGATAATCGATGGCTGGTTTCTTTGATGACATGTTTGAGGACACAGAACCATCACAACAAGTGACTGGTGATAACCTCCCGGACACCGAATCGGATCCGGATATTCCAGGCGAAGGTTCTGAACTGATTGAAGAGGAAGATATTGATGCTGAAATCGAAACCGATGGTGTTAACGTTGGTAATATTGTTGATCCTGTGGAGGACAATCACCTTCCCAATCTGGATCACGGCCTGCTTAGTGATTCTGGTGTGCGCCACCGTTATCAAGGTCATGCAGTTTTTAATAACCTTGTGCGGATGGACTGGCTCAAAGCAATCAAGCTAGACCCTGACTCATTCGATGCGGTTCTGTATCGCGCAATACCTTACAGAGACAAAAATGCACCTGAAACGGCATCTGAAATAATAGAACCGAACCAACGCATATATGACTATCAGGATCCAGAACTGATAACAGCCCTCGACTGCCCGGATGAGATGGACGCCTTCTACGCGCTATACGACGGCAGTGATAATACGGGAATTAGCGACAGTGCTTTAATCCTTCGGTTGGCCGC